TGGACAAGATGGAAGCTATCTTGCTGAACAATTAGTCAAAAATGGTTATGAAGTTCACGGAATTGTTCGGAGGCACTCTGTCGCTGAAAACCAGGACGCAAGAATAAAGCATCTTAGCAAAGATCTTAATCTACACTACGGTGACCTGCTAGATCCTTATTCGATTACAAGGATTATGAATGATGTTAAACCAGAAGAAATTTATAATCTTGGCGCAATGAGTCATGTGCGAATCAGTTTTGATATGCCTGCATTCACAATTCAGACAAACGCCGTCGGAGTTTTGAACATGTTAGAAGCATATAGAAATATTGTACCAGATGCAAGATTCTATCAAGCATCATCCTCAGAAATGTTTGGAAATTGTGTTGAAGATAACGGCTCTCAAAACGAAAATACCCACATGAAGCCTGTTAGCCCGTATGGTTGTGCAAAACTTTTAGGTTACAACCTGGTCAGGCATTATAGGCACGCTTATAAGCTACATGCATGTAATGGCATACTTTTTAATCATGAGTCTCCAAGAAGAGGTTCAAATTTTGTTACCAATAAAGTAGTAAAGACTGCAGTACAAATTTCAAAAGGCAAAGCAGACAAGCTTGTGCTTGGCAATCTTGATTCTTATCGTGACTGGGGTCACTCAAAAGACTATGTTCGAGCAATGCAAATGATTGTTAATCATAAGTCTCCAGATGACTTTGTTGTTGCGACTGGTAAAACACAGTCTGTAAGAGATCTTTGTAAGACAACTTTTGATTATCTTGGTATGGATTATAGAGATTACGTTATCCAAGATGATAAATTTAAGCGTCCTGAAGAATTGAACTATCTTTGTGGCGATTCGTCTAAAGCAAGATCAATTTTAGGCTGGGAGCCCACTTACACGTTTGAGACTATGATCAGAGAAATGGTTGATTACTGGAAAGATCATGTCTAATTTGATGTAAATTTTATAAAAAATCATATAATTCTAATGTGACTACGTTCCCAACAGGCAAACCACATATCTCTTTTTCTGAACTCAAAAACTACCATGAGTGCGGTTGGAGACATAAACTTCTATATATTGACAAGATCAATCTTTCAAAGCCTAGTGAAAATCTAGAATTTGGAACTGCGGTTCACGCAGAGTGTGAAGATTATCTCAAAACAAGGGCGATGAATCCTGATCGTCTCGAATCCGAGATTAGAAAAGTTTGGCAAGAAAAGTCATTATCAAATGTCGAATCCTGGGTCAAAGAAGGCAAGCAAATCCTTGAAGATGTACCCAAGTTCATGGATGAAACTTTTCCTGAATGGTCTTGCATTTCTGCAGAACATGAACTTTATGAAGAAATCGAAGGACATGACATAAAGTTCAAAGGATTTGTTGATGCCATGATCAAAGCTAAGAACAAGCGTGGTCAATGGTGTCTGTGGATTCTTGACTGGAAGACGGCAGGCCCTAGAGGCTGGAGCGCAGACAAACGTAGAGACACTCTAGTCCAAACCCAGCCTGTTCTTTATAAGAATTTTTGCTCACAAAAGTTCCAGGTTGATCCAAAAGACATCAAGTGTGGTTTTGTTCTATTGAAACGTGGCCTCAAGCCAGGCAAAGCATGTGAATACATCGAAGTCTCAGCGGGCCCTAAGACATTAGAGAAATCAGACAAGCTTGTCAATTCAATGATTAATGGAGTTAAAGCAGGGAAGGCCTTCAAAAATAGATCGGCATGCAAGTTTTGTGATTTCAAAAATACAGAACACTGCAAAGGCTCAGGTGAGTTTGAGCCTTTTACCAAGTGAAAAAGTGAATATGATTAATCTAGCATGAATAAGAAATATAAAGTTTTAGTTCTTTCAGACCACGCGCTTTCTACAAGCGGCGTTGGCACTCAAACTCGCCATCTAATTAGTGGCCTCATCAAGAAAGGTGAATGGTCTTTCAGACAGTTCGGCGCTGCCATGAAACATTCAGACTATCGAACGATAATGGTAAATGAAGATTTCATCATTAAACCAATCGATGGTTTTGGTAATAGAGACCTGATTCGTGTAACACTCGCAGCAGAGAAACCTGATCTTGTTCTTATTTTCACAGACCCGAGATTCTTTACTTGGCTCTTTGAAATGGAAGATGAGATTCATCAAGTTTGTCCTATCGCATGGTGGCATGTTTGGGATAACGGGCCTTTTCCTGCATTTAATGATGCATTCTATCGTTCAACAGACTTGATTAACTGTCACTCACATATGACATATGAGCTGATCAAGGATCACTATCCAGGTCGTGTTAATTTTATTCCTCATGCAATTCCAGATGATCTATTCTTTCCTTTTGATAGGAATGTGAGGTTGGGATACAAGAGAGAGATCCTCGGGCAGAATAAACTTGATCATTTTACGGCTATTTGGGTCAATAGGAATGCTAAGAGAAAGCGTTCTGGCGATGTTCTCTTATCTTGGAAACTATTCTTAGATGACCTGCAAAAGTCAAATGGGCATAAGAAAGCATCGCTTATTATGCACACAGACCCACTTGATCAAGAAGGCCCAAATCTAATTGCAACTGCTGAGATGCTTGGGATCATGGATAATGTTGTATTTTCAAAAGATCGAATTGAATTTGAGAAAATGAATGTCTTATACAACATCTCAGATGCATGCATTAACATTAGCTTTGCTGAGGGCTTTGGCTTAGGTACTCTTGAGGCAATGAGTGCAGGAACACCAATTATCGCAGCCAAGACAGGAGGTCTCACACGTCAAGTTGTTGACCACCGTGACGGTTCAGAGAATGGTGTTGCTCTTGATATTGACACAAAGACCCTCGTAGGAAGTCAAATTGTCCCATATATCTATGAAGACTATGTCAATGTAGAGAATGTTGCCAAAGGCATCATGAAACTTTATGACATGCCAGATTTTGAGAAAGAAAACTTACGTAAAAAAGTTAGAAATTACGCAACAACAGAGTTTTCATATCAAAAGACTATTGATGACTGGCATGCATCTGCTAAAAATCTAATTGAGACATGGAAGAATGATAGACGTGATTGGGAAGTGAGGAGTTTCTAATGAAAAACGTTGTAATAAGAGCACCGCTTCTGAGCATTTCTGGTTATGGTGAACATTCACGTCAGGTGCTAAAATACCTTCTTAGTCAAAGTAACATAAGTGTTAGGACGCAAATTGTCCAATGGGGCAACACAGCGTGGTCAATCAACAGAGAAGGTTTTGATGGTCTGACGGGTAAAATCATGGATACATCAACAAATGATGCACAGGGGTTCGATGTTTCATTTCAGGTCCAATTACCAGATGAATGGTCAGACACAATTGCTAAATTCAATATTGGTGTAACAGCCGGCGTCGAGACAGATATTTGTTCACCTGCCTGGATCGAATCAATTAACAAGATGAATCTTGTAATAGTTCCCAGCGAGCATGTTAAGAATACGCTTGTCAGGTCAGGAAATGTTACGACACCTATTCATGTTGTTCATGAGTGGTATCAAGAGTCATTAGATAAGTCGCCACTACCAGATATTCTAAAGATGAATTTTTCTACAAAATTCAATTTTCTGATGGTTTCACAAATGACAGCAGTCGATGATGTGAGTGATAGAAAAAACATCATCAACACGATTAAATGGTTTTGTGAAACATTTAAAGATGACAGAGACGTTGGCCTCATAATTAAAACAAATTTAGGTCGAGGCACACACATTGATAGACAAAATGTGCACGCTATCTTTGAAAAGATGTTAGCGGCCTTTAGAAAAACACAATTTCCTAAAGTCCATGTTGTTCATGGAAATATGACAGATCATGAAATTGCGTCATTATATCGCCATCCCTCAGTCAAGGCATTAATAAGTCTTACAAGAGGTGAGGGCTTTGGATTGCCAATTCTCGATGCTGCTACAGCTGGTTTGCCAGTTATTACAACTAAGTGGTCTGGTCACTTAGATTTTATGAATCTTGGTAAGTTTGTTGGAATTGATTATGATATGATTGAAATTCCAAAACACAAGATCGATGGAAGAATTTTTATTGAAAATTCTAAGTGGGCCAATCCCAAAGAGGAAGATTTCAAGAAGCGTCTTCTAAAGTTTAAGAACAGTTATGAGACACCCAAGCAGTGGGCATTAGAGCTTTCTGAGTCGTGTCGTTCAAAATTTTCTAGAAGCAAGATTGAGAAAGATTATGACACGCTACTCAAGGAGATTCTTTGATGACATTTCTGATTATTTCTAATCTTGTTCTTTTATGTGTTTCAATATTTTTTGGTTACACATCATATAAGTTCGGTAAAATCTTATTAAGAATTCAAGATTCTATCAATGAGTCTCTTGATTTTCTTGATGAAAGATACCTAACATTTAGTGAAATCCTGCAAAAACCCGTATTTTTTGATTCGTTAGAGGTGCGCCAGGTGATTCAGGAAATATCTATTACAAGAGACACAATTTTGCGCATTGCAAAACAATTATCTGAATCGCAAGAGGTAACGACCGATGGTCAAGAAGACGATAAAGACGAAACAAGTAGTTAAGAAAAATGACCTCAAGTATTACTTCCACTCAGGAACGCATGATGCAATCGTAAGATTCCAGGCATCTGCAGATGATCATGAGAAGTCAAAAATTTATATTGAAGAGATTTTACCAGCATTTAGCAAGCTTGTTGAAAATCTCATTTTTATTCATGGTACGACAGCAATCATAATGTCTGATGAATTTAAGAATGACTGCATTACATTTCTTTATGAGACACTAAAGAAATTCGATCATTCAAGAGGTACAAAGGCGTTTTCTTATTTCAATGTTGTCGCTAAAAACTGGATAATAGTAAAAAGTAGACAACGACAAAAACAAATAAACCGACATGTAAGCGTAGAAGATAAAGGCATAATGTCTGAGATCGACATTGTGCCATTTGACATTTATAATCATGATCCACTTTCAACTGCAGAATCAAACTATAGAGAAACAGTTGACAACATCAAGATTACACTTGATAAGATCAAGACACGTTTGACATATGAAAATGATAAGATCTGCATGGATTGCATCATTAATCTTTTTGAGAGAGCAGACACACTTGATAGTTTAAATAAGCGTGCCGTCTTTGTTTATGTTAGAGATATGACAAATCTTACTCCTAAGCAGCTCTCTTCATCAATGTCAGCGATTAGAAAGCACTATCGTGATGTAACAAAAATGAATATTTTCTAGGTGATAAATGTCAAAAAAGTCTGTTGAAGCATATTCAGATGCATTAGACAAGATCAAAGATAAAGAAAGAAAAATAGCACAATTTGGTGATATTCTTGACACTATCAAAGATCTTGATGACAAGAAACGTGTTCTCTGGCTTGAAATTTATAAAAATGCTACAGAAGATCGTGAGAATGCTTCCATTCTTTTTACTGATACGCTTATCCAAGTAAAAGGTAATGCTGCAAATCACAACATTCTGGGTCCGGTTATTGCCAAATACTTGGAACGAATGTCAAGAGCAAATGACCAGATCTTAAAACTTGCAGAACTTGTCGCAAAAGAAGACAGTAAAGAACTAGACACAGATTCAATTTTTGATAAGATTAACAACTTCGAGGATTGATCATGGAGATGTCAAAATTCTACACGGCTGTAGTGATTGAGTATTTTCCTGAGCCTGTCACAGATGAAAATGAAATTAGCCAGATCGTCGAGAGATATAAAGATTCATTTCCAGTTTTGACTCCTCATATACTGCCAATTATGCCAAGAGGCTCAATACTAGGGAAATATATCGATTTTCCAGAAAATAATACGACTTATATCTTTTATCCACTTTTAAGCCATATTTCCATGCCTGCAAAACCAGGTGAGCAAATATTCGTTCTACATTCAGAGCCTATTGGATACTGGCTTACAAGAAAAGTTTCTGATAAAATTGCAGATGATCCAAACTATACACACAATGATAGGTCGAATTTTAGTGCAAATATAATCCAGACGATACAGACTACTGGAATTCAAAATATTCCTGCGAGAAAATTTCCAAGCACAAATCGTGGTGGAATTGCGTACAATAAGCTAGTTGACCTTTCTTCAACATATAAAAAAGATTTTCAAGGTGAGGTTGTTCCGAGGTATCCAAGAGTTAGTAGCGATTTATCTCTTGAGGGAACAAATAACACGCTCTTGTTGCTGGGTAATAGCACATCTCACGGTGACAAAAAACCCAACACAGGAATGATTGACATCGTTGCAGGTCGCGGTGTAAGTGAAAAAACAAAATGCGCATCAACATTTCAAAATGACAGAAGCTACGATGAGAATGACAAGACTATCGATCAAAATAAAAATGAAGGAAAATTAGACTTCATTAATGACCTATCGAGAGTTCATATTTCGATGAACATGAATCCAGATGATTCATTTTCTATCCAGCTTCCTCAAAAGACAGTCAAAAAGCAGGTTGCGCCTGTAATAGTCAACAAAACTAACAAATACAGGATCGTTGCAAGAAATGACGTAGCGATTGTTGTAGAGGGAAACAATGGTTCTTCTGTCGTTCTTAATGACAATGGTGATATCTTTGTTACACCTGGGTCTGGAAAAGTCTATTTGAATGGGCCGTCAAGCGATCAACCTTATCTTCGTTATGATGAATTCAACAATATAATACAAAGTATTTTGGATATTCTAGGTGCATTACAATCATCAATTGGTCCTGGAGCATCTGCTGCTGTTGCGGCATTTGCAGGAGGAGCAGTTCCTGGTACACCCTTTGGTGATGATGCAATTAATGGAGCAGTCGCTGCTATTAATAATGAAAGATTTATTGAAATTGGTAAGTCATCTGCAGACATCAATCTCAATCTACAAAAGATTAAGTCTAAGAAAATCGTAGGTTCATAGTGTCATCAATGCCTACTAAGGTTTAGAATAATTAAAAAGGATGGCAACAGAATCTACAACAAATACTAAGCCCATAAGGTCATTTAAGACTGGCGGGAGCGTTGTCGACTATCGCGTAAAGACAACACCAGAAATAACATTAAGTAATGTTACGCCTTTTTCAATATTAACACCCCTACAGATCCCACAGCAGGTTGGAACAACATTTAAAACAACCAATAATCCTGTCGAGGGTGTTATAGACGATTTTAAGAATATGATTTTGACAAATTATGGTGAGCGCATTTGCAAACCAGATTTTGGTGCAAATTTAAATTCAATTCTCTCTGAACGCACATCAAATCCTGACTGGGATGGTTTGGCTCTAAATTTAATTAGTGCGACTACAACCAAATATATGCCTGGTATCACTATCAATTCTGTCACTTCAACACAGGTAAGACCAAAAAATGATGGTTTTTCTAGGGTCATCTTGACTATTCGATTCTCCATCCCGACTGCTGGCATTCAAGATAGAATCTTAGAAGTAACTTTAACAAATTTGAGTTAAAAGATGTCATCAAACAATCTTAAAAAATCACTAATTCAAAAGAAAGATAGATCATATCTCAATAGAGATTTTGATAGTTTTAAAATTGAACTTTTGAACTATGCAACAAAATACTATCCTGATCGGATTAGAGATTTTGGCGATGCATCTTTGGGTGGTATGTTTAATGAGCTGACTGCATATGTTGGTGATGTGATGTCATTCTACCTCGATCACCAGTTTAATGAGACAAACCTAGAAACAGCCATCGAGCCAAAAAATATTGAACGTCAGGTAAGGCTTGCAGGAGTTAAGATAACAGGAGCATCACCTGCTTCTTGTAATGTTAACTTTTATGTTAGTGTCGAGGCAGAACTATACAATGGGTCATACAGGCCCAAGGAAGATTATTTACCTATTATCCAGATTGGAACAAAAATTCAAGCAGGTAATGGAACTGTCTTTGAGCTTGTTGAAGATCTTGATTTTTCAAAAAGAAATTCTGCAGGAAATCTTGCTGCTGATGTCAAGGTATTAAAAACTGACAATAGCGGAAATCCAACACAGTACTCACTAAATCTCGCAGGACAGTGCACATCAGGTGAAACTATCCAAGAGCAATTTAGTATTTCAAATTCATTTATTCCATTTAGGACAATAACGCTAGGAAGATCTGATGTTTCTGAGATTATTCGTGTTATTGATGCTGACCTTAATGAGTATTACGAAGTCCCATCATTGTCAAATGATGTTGTCTTTAAGCGTGTTGTGAACACTAATGTCGACTCCTCTACAGTTCCGGAGAGCATTCATGTTATTCCTGCACCTTACCGTTTTATTACTAAAACATCGTTTAACACAGCATTGACAACTTTGGTCTTCGGTTCAGGTAAGGCAGATAGCCTTGATGATGACATCATACCAGATCCTAGTGAAGTTGCTTTGCCTCTATTTGGAGATAGAAAGACATTTAGTAGAGTTGCTATCGATCCAAATGCACTTCTTGCAACAAATAGTCTAGGTGTTTCTCCAACTAATACAACACTGACAGTGACCTACAGAGCCGGCGGCGGAATTTCACATAATGTTGCAGAAAAATCAATAAGAAGAATAACGTCACTCAAGACAAAATTTAATGTCAGTGTGCCTGTATCAAAGATCGCACAAATTAGATCTAATATCGAAGTAAACAATCTTGAGGTAGCTCGCGGCGGAGAAAACACGCCATCAATTGAAGAATTCAGAAATATAGCAATAAATAATAGAAATTCACAAAGCAGAATTGTAACAAAATCTGATCTTGTCTCTCGCGTCTACACAATGCCCACTAACCTTGGGCGTGTATTCAGGGTGAGCACATCATCTAACCCGACAAATCCTCTTGCATCTCTTTTGTATGTCATAAGCAGAGATGAAAATGGTTACCTTGTAACTTCACCTGACACACTAAAGGTCAACCTTGCAAAATATCTCAATGAATTTAGACTTACATCGGATGCATATGACATCCTTGATGCACAAATTATAAACTTTGGCCTAACATACACCGTTGCATTAGATTCTGGAGTCGATAAAACAACGACAATTGCAAGAATTAACCAGCGAATTTCAAATTACTTTGACATTAAAAACACACAAATTGACCAACCGATAATCATTAGTGATATTTTAAACCTGATTATCAACCAGGATGGTGTCATATCACTTGAAAAATACCGATTTAACAATATGAGAAATAAGATTGTTGATCGGCAATATTCTGATACATCGTTTGATCTGATGAAAAACACAACAAAGGGTATGATTTCTCCGCCCACAGGAGGAATTTTTGAACTTAAATATCCCAACTATGACATTGTTGGTAATGCCGTATAGGTGACAAATGTATAGAATTATCCACACAGATAAAGATGCTTACATCACCAACAAGATTGTTGGAAATTTTAGAGTAATTGATGCAAATACGGGTCAAGCAGGAACAATTGATCTTTTCAAGCTCTACGATGAAACTTCTGTTCCCTATGAGTTAAATCCCATAGAATTGTCACGGGGTTTAGTTCATTTTGACTTGGCCCCACTGAGAGAAATGACACAGACAATTCTTGATATCAATGATTCATCATTTAAGTGTTACTTAAAGCTCTCAGATGTCTACGGTGGACAGACAACACCTTCGAATTTCACTTTAATTGTTCACGCTCTTTCAAAGTCATTCGATGAAGGAACAGGCAAGGATATTGCTAGATTCGAAGATTTAGGACCAGTCAACTTCATAACTGCATCGGTTATTCAAAATCCTGTATTTTGGTCAACTCCAGGCGCTGATGCTGCGGGAACACTTGGGAGCAGCAACATTGACATAATCGAATCAGGTGACCTTGGAGACGGTTTAGGCATTGTTCAACTCTATGTGACACAATCATTCCCCTTGGGGACTGAAGATCTTGAAGTTGACATCACTAAGTTAGTTTCAGGAACTCTTGCAGGATTAATACCTGACTGCGGTTTTAGAATAGCCTACTCTGGCTCTCAAGAGACCGATGAAAAAACTAGATTTGTTAAAAGATTTGCATCAAGAAATACAACAAATACTGCTAAGCGTCCAAAGCTTATTACTGTTTTCAATGACTCGCTTTCTGATGATCACAATCTTTTATACTTTAACTTGACAGGTTCTATTTTCCTAAACAACTACCACAGAGGAACGCCCGGAAACTTCCTTTCAGGCACATCGGCAACACCTGTTGTTGGTGACAATTGTATGTTTTTGACACTTTCTACTGGATCTTTTACACAAACATTCAATGCATCTCAATTTAAAATAGGAAATAATTTTCAGACAGGAATTTATACATCATCATTTGCGATAAGTGAGTTTGATCCCAATCTAAGACAAGACATCTTGACGTCTGGATCAATTACATTTGATGAAGTTTGGGGCTCATTAGATGGAACTGTCGGTTTCTACACAGGATCCGTTACTGTGAAACCGACCGAAAGATCATCTTTCTCGCAAACATCAGAACGCTATTTCGTTAATATCACAAACATGCGTGCTGATTATAAATCAACTGAGAAGTTCAGATTTAGACTCTTTGTTGAAGACTTCAATTCTGATGTTGTTTTTTATAAAGTTCCATATGAAAATACAGGTATTGTCGTTGATCAGTGTTTCTATCGTGTTAGAGACTTTGAAAGTGATGAAGTCATCATACCTTTCCATGATCCTGGAACGAAAGTTTCAAATGACGCAACAACACACTACTTTGACTTCTTCATGTCATCTTTGCCAAAAGGCAGGACATACACATTTGACTTCAAGATAATTAACAAAGGGCTGGAAATTCTCATTAATGATGTAGCAGCCAAATTTAGGGTCGATTAACTATGAGATCAAAGACGGGAACAAGGCCTAGCTTCGCTTCTAAGAGCACACTTGTCAAGATGAAACCTGGACCTGTCTTTAAAGATATTTCTAGCGTTAAAATTGAAGACAAGTTTTCTGTCGATGCTAACAATTTCATTCAAGACGCCGATGCTAGCGGCATTAAGTCTACACAAGAATTACCAGTTGATTATACTAAATTTGAAAATCACACTTTCTTCAATTCTGCAAGGTCAAAAGTAGATATCGCATTTGACACTATTATCAATGGATTCCCATTTGATAAAAAAAGGTCCGATATTGATTCGTTTCTTTCAATCCTGACGGGATTTGAAAAATTTATCTATAATCAATTTCCAAAAAATTCGGGTTATTTGAATTTTTCTGGTTCAACAGCACCATCGTATATGGGCGGAACATACGTCGCAGTTAGAGATGGAAAATCATTAAACTTTCCAACACTTAACACTGTAGATTATGGTTCACCTGTCCTTGATTTGGGCACGTCGCCTGTTTCATTTGAGTTTCACATATTTGTTCCAGAACAGATTAATGATAATCAGGTTATAGCACAAAGGTTGTCATCAACTGCAGGAATTACGCTTGGCATTTCGGAATCACTAAGCACTGCTGACTGTAATGTTGTATTCCTTATTTCATCTGCATCTGAGTCTTACGTAGTCGCTTCGGGCTCAATCAATAAGGGCCAGTGGGTGCACTTGACTGCGCAGACTGACGTAATCGGGGGAGCAAAAAGAGCATCAATTTATCTTGACAATAAATTAAGTTATGTGTCCGATGACCTACAAGATTTTGGATCACTAACCTTTGAAGGAAATTCACTTTTCATAGGATCAGGTTCATCACACACAATACTTGATTATGAATTTACACCAATTAATACATTCTCTGGGTCAATAGATGAATTTAGAATGTTTAAATCAGCTAGATCAACAGATGACATGGCGCGCTTTGCAAAACAAGAAATTTATGCATCAGACGACCTTACTGCGTATTTTAGGTTTAATGAACCGTCAGGATCATATGCAGGAAATGATATTGCGCTTGATTACTCGGGAAACAAGCTGCATTCATACATCTACAATTTCAATCCAATCTTAAGAAATACATCATCTAATCCACAACCAATCATCTATGAAAATGTAGACTTTTCACCAGTTCTTTTCGCAGGTTTTAATGAGATTGTCTCGTTAAATGACACACTGTTAGAAGATGCAAGATCATTTGATAATGACAATCCAAACTTCATAATAAAGCTTGTTCCTGAACACTACTTAAATATCGGAGCAACACACGAAGGTCTAACATCAGTTGAGCAAAATCTTGGTGTTCCCTATACAGCTACGTCAATACCTGGAACAGGTATACTTCAAAAACCTCAACTTTTGGTTGTTTTTCTTCTAGCATACGCGAAATTCTATGATGAGATAAAGATAATGCTTGACTATTTTGTTCACACAAATTATGTCGAGCTTGAAGATCAAGAATCAGCAATTGATAAATTTCTTCCACATGTTGCACAGCATTTTGGAATAAATTTACCTGAATTTTTTACTAATACCACACCTGACCAATTCTTTTATGGCCAGGCATTGGGTGATGATTATTCCTATGCAAAGAAGTCACTTCAACAAGTCAAATTTCAAATATGGCGCAGGATACTTGGGAATGTGACAGAGCTTATACAGGCAAAGGGTACTAGGTCATCATTGCGTTCAGCGCTTTTGTCAACAGGGATCATCCCAGAAAACTTTTTCAATATAAGAGAGTTTGGCGGTCCTGCTGTGGTAGATCTTAAGAATCTACGTCAAAAGACGCAAGAAAAATCACCACTTGCAGATTTTTCAGGTTCATATGGGATAATTTCAGCAACACCCGACGCGCAGGGGTATTTTTCAAATATACCGCACGCATACACAACTTTCCTGTCAGCATCAAGAACAGAACCTGGTTTACCGGAAATTGCAGGTACATTTACAGCTGATGGCATGTCAGACAATGTGAATGATGGCCTTTTAACTTCAGGATCTTTTACAGTTGAAGGCATTGTAAGATTCTCACCACGGTCAGGTCATAATGACACACAAAGCCTGTTGAGGCTACACACAACTGGCTCGTTACTTCCATCAAGCATTAGTGCATGTATTGCAAACATTGTTTTTGACAATGCTCAAAATCAATTGACTCTCTATGTTCGTTCAAGCAAAGAATCAGGAGCTCCAACACTTGCATTAAGCATACAAAATGTTGACATGTTCAACGGTGAGAAATGGTATTTTAATGCAGGAAGAGTTAGAGGAGATCTTACGGGGTCATTGTCATCATCTTATTTCCTTAGATGTGGGTCTGTTGAAGATAATATAAGTTACACATACTTTACGACTAGCTCGTATTTTAGTGAAACAACAGGCGGTCTAGCAAGCAACGATATGTTCCAAACGATCGATGCAGATTTTAACACTTCAGGTGCATTTATCGTCATTGGATCTCAAAGTCTTGACACATCAACAACACTGTTCTTAAACGATCAAGTAGATATAACAACATTCGATGGAAGAATTGGACATGTTCGTTTTTGGTCTAAGGATCTCAATGAAGTCGAATCCATAGAACATCTTAGAAACTACAGATCAATCGGCGTTGAAGACCCAAGATTTAATTTTAGCTTTGACACAATTTCATCTGGCACATTTGAGAGGCTTAGAGTAGATGTCAGCATGGATCAGGCAACAACAGGCTCAGACGTCGGCGGACAGATTAGATTTTTTGATTTCTCACAGAATGATTATCATTTAAACGGAGCTGGGTTTGAAGTTGGTAAAAACATTCTTAAGAATGAGCTCTTTCAAATCAATCGAATTTCACCTAATATCGATCTATTGCAGACAGATGACAAAGTCAGAGTCAGAAGCTTACTTGATGCATCAAAGTTAGATTCTTCTACATCGCTTGCACCACTTTATCAGTTAGGGCCTGATCTTTCAATTAATGATGATAATAGACTGTCAATCGAATATTCAGCCTACAAAGCTGCGAATGAGGACATGATTGGCCTGATTGGTGACACTCAATTCCTAGATGACGCACTGGGTCAAACTGCAAGCCTGTTCGATGAATCATACCCAGATCTAGAAAAGGTCTCTAAGGTGTATTTTGAAAGATTGACAGGTCCAATTGACACAACGCGCTTTAGGGATCTATTTAAATGGTTTGATAATTCTTTGACGTCTCTTGTCGTTCAGATGATTCCTAGAAAGACAAGATTTTTAGGCATAAACTACGTAATCGAATCACACGTCCTAGAAAGGAACAAATATAGATACCCAATTAACAAAATGTACATGCTTTCTGAGCGACCTGCACGAGATTATGACATGTTGCTTTCAGCTCTGACAGCGATTCTCAAGAGATATTAATGACACCATTCATCGACAGGGGAATTTCTCTACTTGAGACGCCCATAAAACCAATCACATCGACTGTTAGTGAATCAACAAAAGCATTCGATCCGTATCGACAAGGTGTTGAAGTTTCACTTTTTCAACATTATGCTGGATCGACTATACCTTACGCAAGTAGTAAGGGAATCAAGGCACTGACCATAGGCGGAGAAGTTGATCATGAAATTGACTATGTCAATTTTGGTCAAGGAATCAACTTGAATGGTTTTTCATCGTTTGAAGACAAGTCAGAGAGGAAATCAGCTGTAGAAATTTTAGTTGAAAACATTATTCAAGATGACACAGATCCCTATTTCACAGGTCCCGCATTGGACGGACAAATTGAAATTTTCGGAGATACGGGTAAGCGTTCACTCATGCAGACAAGCAACCAGAAATCTGCAAGAGGAATCAAGGGCGCATCATACACATTTGGCGGGATGTATAATTTAAATGATGTAGATAAGAGTTATTTCTTCGATTCATCGGAAAATATGCTTGGTCTCGCAGTCCAGGGATACAGTGGTGTTAATGACTCATATGATGCATTTAACGATCGTCAATTAGTCAATAAATTTTCATTTAAAATTGACTATACTTACATTGGACCTGATGAAAAGAGTCCAAAAACAGGGTTCGACTACTATGGTTCAGATGCTGGAACAGATTCAGTTGCTTTTGGTGGGTGGCTAAGATGAAAAAGTCAGTTAGAATTCTCAATATATCACCAAAAGTTCAACAACAAATTAATGACGATAAATTGGGATCATATCCAGCAATTCTTAGAACGGGTGATCAAAGAATTCTAGGAAATAATCCAATACAATACGATGATAATGATACGCAGGTGTTTGTTGAACAAAAAATCAATATGCCTTTTAACACAACGCCCGAAGTTGCAAAACTAAGCGGATTTAAAACAGGCTCAATAAATATTGAGAAGTCAATAAGCCCAGCATCGCAGTTTTTGACAACATTTACAGATGAAGTTTTTGAACCTTATAAGGAAACAAGAAACCCTAGCGGATTTTTCGCAACATCAGATGAAATTTATGAAGGTTTCTCAAACCAACTTTATCCTGGATTTTCTACCAAGACCAACAATCAAATTTGCATCGAAATAGACATAACTCCCGAAAATGATACAGATATAAACAAACACTATGATAACAAAGACGGAGTTGATAATTCTGGATTTTCATATTTTAACTTTGATACAAAGGCCTGGGAATATGTGGGTATGAAGGATCCTGCGACAGGTGCATCGACAAATTATCAAAATTATTTTGGTGCAAATCTTAAAAATTATGGTGGAACAATTGATTATCTTGAAGCTGTTGAGGGCCAAGAGCGCTTAGTAGGACAGTTTACCACCTCACCGTCTGTTGCAGGACTTTTGGCCCGTCTGACATATTTTGATATTAAGGGAATCAATTCTGATCTGGAAAATGTCGGATATGATAAAATAGGTTACCCAACGTCTTTCTTTCAAGCACCTGCAGCCCCGCGATATCATGCAAAGGCATCACAAGGTTTAAAACTCTCTGATTTTATTGCTCATCCATTCGCACTTGAGTCAATTGAAGTTCATCTTCCCGTTAAAGGAACGAGGTATCAAGGGCAAGATGTTAGCGGATTTGCCGATGGTTTTGGAAGAGACATTGATAATCATGTTTTCTTTCTTTACAGGCAAAATAGAACTAATGCAACAACTGATAGTGTATCTGATGTTTCTGGTAGCATTCGTTCACTTATTGCAAATCAATCATTTTGTTTTTACAATAAACGAACATTTCCTTCATACACGGGTCCTCTTGGAGTAAAGTTTTCTGGACCGATTCACGAAAATGGTGGTGAATTTGATTATGGAATGTTAAAAACAAACACCAATACAACCAAAGAGTTAACAGAGAATCTTGTTCTAAAGTTTAGGCCTAGAATTTATGATGAGCAAGTAACAGCACCTTCAATGGCAAAAATTGAAACTAACACAGGTTTATCAACATTTTTTAATAGCGGATTCATAAAGAATTTTTGGGTAGGTGGAACACAAATCAAAAATCAGCCAGGCGTTTTTCCGACTATTAATCCACTCGGGTTTAGAGTTTGCGACCCAGGCGTTCAGTCTGTCCAAGGATTTTCAAGGCTTGGTATAAATTCAAATCCTGTCATGACATTTGATAAATTCACTATAGACCCAAGAACATTACGCTCAAACACGAATATGAGCTATGCAAAGGACTTAATCAACCCTGATCAGTTATTTGATTTACCTGGTGGTGGCCTAAATCATAGAAAAGTGACATCAAATATCACTAATGCATATCGAGAAACACCGGTCATTCTTATGCCAGATGATGAACTTGTTTTTGGTATAGAAGCAGGTTTCTATTCGACAATACAACCGAATGCAGTTCCATCTTGGAATCCAACAGACTTGCCTGATGGTTTCGGGGCAGGTTCAGGTTTTCCTCATGACGTAGCAGATACAATCAATCAACAAAATCTAACTTTGCTTGCGCAAGAAGCAAAAGTCTTTCTTTACGGGACGCTTATTAAGGACGGCAAAGAAAAGATCGCAATTTCAAATCAACCCTTAACATCAAATTCTGTTCATGAAGACATCCACGAAGTTATAGTTGATCAATTCCAAATCGCACAAAGAATGGAATATTCAGGTTCGTATCTTGACAATTATGTTACAGGAACGATGGGCTCTCTCACAAATCCAAGAGGTCTTGTTTCAAGAGCAACTTCAGGAAATTCATATGATGATTTTGCGCTGGAGCCTTTTATCACACTTAAGAATTTCGCTGAAAGGAACGAAGATGGACACTTCCCACCAGGATTTTCATTCTTTAGCCTCACGCCCGAAATTCTACTAAGTCTTTCAAAAATGTCAAGAGCATATCCAGTAGCTACTTTTAGGTATGATAGATTTGGACAATATCGCGACATGCTTGAACAAAGGTTGGATGCAAAGCACGAAGAAACAATCTTCGCAGTTGGGACATATCCTGAGCCTGACTTTATTAAGACATTTGGTGTTTCAAAGATAGGAAGTCCTGTAAGCGTTTTATTTGTGTCACAGTCATCTGAAATACCCGTCGACCCGCTGTCGACAAGGTCTTGTAATCTAAGCACTGCATGCACAGCATCTTTGCCATATTATGATGATGAAATTCCAAGAAATAGGCCCGATATTGTGTTTACAGAAAATCCTCAATTCTCTGTTGAAACTATCGTCCTCAATAAGCCCTCAACGCTTTTATCATCGACGTAGCCAGCAGGTAAATACTTATAGTCATGGCAGGAATACTAGACAATAAGACACGCGTAATGGACGTTGTCGTAACAGCAGAAGGTAAGCGCCAGCTAGGTTCTGGCGATTTTAAAATTTCCTATGCGACATTCACAGATAAAAATGCATTTTACGATAGAACTTCAATATCAGGTTCAGCAGATTCAGCTTACACCAGGCTTTATCCTGAGGCTATTTCTTACGTATTTGACCAGATAACAATTGAGAAAGATGACAATGGAGCTGTTATTCCATTTGCAACTGTTGTTTCTGATGTGGGTGATAGGATCAATACAAAAAGTGGAATAATCATTAAAAATGGGGTAATTGAACCCAATACATCCGTCAATGATTATTCTAATATTGCAAACACGATTATTAAGTCAACACTAGAGAATTTTAAAAAACAACAGATTATTGCGTCCAAAGATCCAATAGATGAGTCAGATACATTTGAAGTTTCGCAAAACTCGATTACATTTAACTACGGCAATCGGGGTCCAATCATAGGAGACGATCTTGTTGTTTCACTCGATCAAGCAAATTCTGTCCTGACAGACCCAATATTCTCAAATTCACCTAACTTTATGTTCATGCCGCCAATATGTGTTGACGATACGGGAACTAGAGTTTTAGGTCAATATGAGGATATAAAGAAGACTCCTGACTACACATTGAGTGACCTTGAGATGCACTTGATCGGTAAAGTACCGGACCAACCTATCTGTCCATCAAAGGCTATAGAATTTACAAGTACATCACAAACAAATGATATTTGCATTCAAGCATTTGAGATTGGAAGCAATATTAGAAAACTAGATATGGTCGATTTCGGTTCATATGACTCAGATTCTACGGGCGGTTCTAAGAGAGTTATTTTCTTAGGTAAGGTGTATATTGATAGTTTTGGTGCGTCTAATTTTGCAAAGATCTTTACATTGATATTGGAGTAAGTCATGGCGAAAGTTGTTGTTGCAAAAAGTCGACCAATTCAATTCACCGATTCCAATGCTTTCTCTATTGTCAATCATGAGATCATTTCTGGAAAATATTACTTTGATGTTGAAGTCAAACTAGACATTCTTGAACCAAATTCAGTTCTTAAAGGAAATTTTGAAATACAAATTACTAGAGAAACACCTGTAGTTAATCGCCCCAACATGTTTAAAAACGCAAATATTGAAAATGTGCAAGATTTCAATAATCTCATTAAAAGTTACGATGTTTCACGATTAAAAAAATTCAATAGAACAATCACGCCCATTAGAAAAGTCTCATTAATATATCAAGACTTTCTAAGAAAGGGTCTGTCATTTACAATAGAAGACCAGGGTACACAAATTTTATATGCATCAATTGTTGATGTTAGCAATAATCTGAACAATGTGATTCAAGTTGCAAATATTGATTTTGAAAAACTTGTTACTGATTATGCTTTGCCACGCACTGATTTTGTTTTAGGATCTTCTAACGTATTCAAGAATAAAACCCGAATCTTGATTACTCCAAAAGATAAAAGAATTCAAAAATTCAAAGTCTATGTCCAAAATTCTTCTGGAAACAAGAATATAAGTGAAAAAAATCAAAAACCAATTCTTGCTCCAGTGACAAACGAAGGTTTCGCGTCTGTAGACATATTTGATTCTGGAGACACTAGAAAAATTGTTAAAGTTGTTCCAACATCTTTTTATCGCAATTTAACGAATTCTGCATATCAAGAAATTGTATTGAATAAAGAAAAGATTCATAACGAGCAATGTGTAATTTATCCACTACAATTCACGGGAAATATAGCAAATTTTGCGATAAGCAACATTCCAGACAATGTTAACTATATTAAGTTAATAAGGCTTAGCAAGACTCATCGTGAAAAAACATATCGAGTTATTGATAGTTTGCAAAATTCTGGTAATCGTGTGGTTCTCACAGACTCTTTTATTGCGCCTTATACAACATATTCCTATAAGGCGTTGTTTGAGTTTAAGGACGGAACACAGCACACATCAGCAGCAACTTATGTCTTGCATCCTAAAATACTCGAATCAGCTGTCAATGTTAGTGCAAAGCTAGTTAGTCAAACATCTAATAATGATCAAATAACTAGAAAATTCTCTGTCAATATTTCTTATAAAGATACGACTGCAACCCAGAGTCTCTTAAATGATCTTCGAGGTCTAGGAATTGATAACATTTATCCCAACGAAATAAAGAACTTGTCAACACAGCTTGATCCTTTAATTGGAGTTCTTGTAACAAGAGTTGATCCCATCTTATGCGTAGAAGAAAAAGTTGGAATTTTCAAACCAGGTGAAATTATAGACACTTTCATAGGATCAAGCTATTGCGCATATATCTTTGAAGTCATGATTAAGTCTCCAACTGAAATTGTTGAGGATATTGGGACTTCAAGAAATTTTTACATCGCTGGAGCAGGCCTAACGCCTGGTAACCCAATGATTTCACCCTCGGTATTGGGTTCTAATAATGTAAATGCGAAGATGAATTTCACACAAAAGTTCTTCAATAAATCAGCGCTAGCATATGGCACTCTAAGATATGGAAAATCTCTCCCTTCAGACATAGCTGGCATAGAAAGTGGAAAAACTTCAATATTTGCAACCGTAGAGAGCTTTCCTTCAATGACAACACCAAAGTTACAATTTATTAGGAAAATACTGAGGAAAGATGACAAGATCGTTGTCTGGAATGCATCAAGCCTTGTGGATGTGTCTAGAATTGAAATTTTTGACATCACAAAAACTAGTGGTGGTCAACCCATCTGTCGAATTATTGTAGATGAGTCTCAAACAGAGATTTCAACATCTGTCGATATGAATGTATCTAAAGTTAGAATTGCTTGTATTATGAGAAATGATGATATTGTAAGCATAGAGGCTAACATATGAGACAGATTTATTTTAATACCTCAAAAGATGAATTGAGGTCTAAGCCTATCCGCGATGTCAAGGCATCACAAGGTATTGTTGCAAGCACGCAGTCAGGAGCAACGGGAGATGATTACTATAAAGTAACTCAAGTCTCTTATGATAGCGATCTCATTTCTAAGGGCATTACATCATCGATGCCCATTGTTTTATCAACGATTCCTTTTAAAAAATTAACAGATGTTGACAATGCTGAATCTGAAATTCTGAACATCCAGCGCAATCTTAGCACAATCACGCTGAGCAATGTTAGCGACATTATAAACAAAATGTCAGGTTCTAGCCTGTCAGATGAAGAAATTTTAACTTTTAATGACACAAGTCAATACAAAGATTTTAACAGTGTAGTTGGAAAAATAACTGCCGCCTACCAGGCAAAAGCTGCTTATATGACTCACTTAGAATCTTTGTACTATTTAGAGACTGATTCTGATTTTAATAATTCATACGGATCAGGAACATTTCCTGAATTAATTCCAACAGTTTCTGTAACTGAGCATGATGTTAAAAAGCAATGGGTTGAATCTGAGTTGAAGATGTCAATTCGTGGGTATAACATCACACAGCTTATGCAAATTCTTAGAAATGCTTTTGCAAGAAAAAAATTTGGTAAGAACATAACGATAGACTATACAGGAGTAGATTCAATGACTCTGGCTCCTGTAACTTCAACTCAATATGAAAGTGCAAAAGATAAATTCTTTTCTGGCCTATACAGCGGAGAATCGAATGAAAGCTTTGATTCTCTTGCGTCGATTGTTGACACACTTATTGTTGCAGACTCTAAAGATTTAACATACACTAAGAATGGAATTGATCCTAACATTGTTTTCAATGAATTAGTAGGTAACATTGTAAATTTCGATAGAAAATCTAGACTCTCTGCAAGATTTAATGCAGGAATATATTCAGGTTTGCTAGACATAGTTGATAATGGGACAAGTGTTCTGTGCATCGATACTAATGTTGAAAATCAGGCAGACTTGAAGCGCTATACATCGGCAGATGAATACTTTCTTGGTAAGCCTCTCAATACTGATAGAGAACTTTTGATTCAAAGATCAGAAGAATTTTCTACAATTTCAAAAAACATTGAAGACAATGTAAAAGAAAAAATAGACGTTCTTATCGGTGAAAAAAATCAAAATGGTAGCTTGGGTCAAGATCTAGAATCTTGGGCAGGCTTTTTAAGTCAAATGAATGCAATGATGGAAAGTTCATTTTTCACCAATGACAATTCAACAAGTGCATTAAGATTTTCATTTTTACTTAAAGGTCTCACCGGATCGTTGTTTAAGATCATAAAGATTATGATGCTTAGAGATCGTCTAAGAAATCCTCTTGATTATGTAATTTCAAGTGAAAGAGACGATTTTCTTTCAATGGTAAATGATGAACTTGAAAATGCAATCAATGATTACTTAAAAGACTTTGAGGCATTTGAAGGTGATTTTGAATCATTTAATTCTTCTCTAGGAAGAACGTTTAGAAGCGGAAACACATTTACAGGTTTCTACAGGTTTAGTTCAAGATACGGGCCAGGTGTTCCAGGCGATATTAAAAGAGATTTAATAAATCCTGACGGTCACCAGTGGGATAATTTTTTCACGGCAGCAGCCAATGTAGAAAGATCAAGCAATAAAATAATATCAAATTTATCAAAGACATCTTGGGACAAATCTTCATCTTTAAGCGCAAAAATTGGCGCATCTAAGGGTTTTTTGACACTTAATAGAGATCAGAGAGCATTTCTTTATTTAGTTAAATGGCTTTCAATTGTTGTCAACACTCCTTTTGATATAAAAATTGATCCATATGTACCTCCCGAAGATCAAGAACAGGAAGACGACAATAACAGTGAATATTTTGGGACGTATGATTACTATGTTGCATCATTCTCTTATTCATCAGAATTATATGACGATTTAAAAAAGTCTCTATCATTAACGATTCCCATAGAAAGTAGTCCCAATGTTTTATCAAACTTTGTTAGGTACTCATTTCCAATAACGCAAACTCTGCTACAAGATACACAAGTTTTTTATGATAGCGTTGATCTTGTTTATCGCTATATCATGCAAACAAATACTCTTCTCGCCACAGCATCAAAAATTGCGCATGATTATCAGACAACTTTTGGAGAAAAACTTTCTAACAACTACACCTTCAATAGCGTTCAAGCTTTAAATAGACAAGCAAGATACGCTCCACGTCAAAGTACAGATTTTAAGTACTTTTCAAAAGACATGTACAAAGAAACAACGACTTTGAATGGTTTCATGCGTTTTATTCAAGATGATCCCGAAATACCAACTGATGAAGATAGCTTTATTGTTGTCTGTGGAATCCCATACGGAATGCTTGATAGATTAGGTGCATTCAACCAGAATAAAATAACCTATATTGAAGTTTCTCTCCTAATTAGAACAATTAATGCGACACAGGATGATGATATTATTATTAAAAAACGTTATCCAGCAACAGGATTCATTGAGCATCAAGCGTTAAAGTATACACCCACAATTAATTCTAGTGGTGATAGTGTCCTTGCAGCAACACAACTATTTGAACTAAACACAAATTCTAATTTCTCTCCAAATGATCAATTTTCAATAGAATCAAAGCGAAACGAATTAGAATCTGTTTCACTTCTGAATTATCTTGAGTTATTCCTGGGTATAAAGTTTGATGGGTATGTCACAGTTCAAAATGACTTAGGTGACCTAGATACACAGCAGATGAAAGATATAAAAGTTAAATTTGTAAACGAAGTAAGATCTTACAGGTTTAGTGATCTGGTCCAGTCAAGATACGCTGCAGCAGGCCTTAATAGCATACAATTTTCAAGAAACACAATTATATCAAGATCACTATCGGGTCCTATATTTGACAAGATTGTTGCAATACCTGTTGATGCAAATCTTTTAAGAAAAAATAGAAGCGGTTACTTGGTTGATGTCCTAGTGTCGCTAGAGTCTGTTTCAACCGATCGAGAGATAACACCCCCACCTGAGCGCTCACGATCGATCTCAAATAGAGATTTTTCAAGTCAACTTGAAAATGCAACAAATAGAGTGTCTGTCACAGAAATTGCGGCAGCATTCCAGCCGAACGTGTTTGGAGCGAGATGATGTCTGAGAATTTCACATTAACATCTTTACCTGCAATCATCGCAGGTCTCAAGAATGCAGAAGTTATCTCATCTAAGTTTGTTTATAACTACTTTACACCAGATGAGAGGATCAATGAATCGCATTCAACTTTTCCAGAAGATGGTGTAACTGATAGCGCATACTTCGAATCAAGAATTGCTAAAGCACCAAGATACATCAGAATAGATTTTAATGCTCCTCAACCTGGTAATCCACCGAGAGATCTTCCACCTCTTTCTAAGAGGATAAAGGCGGGAGAAAAAATCATTTATGAAAATAGTCCATTCAATTTAAATTTTTCATCAATTGAAGTTGCAGACACTCTTGTTGATAATCGGTGTTATCAAATTTCTTCTGCATCTTTAATTTTCTCCTCATCGACACCTGTTGCAGGAGACATGCTTGAAACAGGCGTTAATACGTCGGCAACTACCATAAACCCTAAATCTGTTATCTTTAACTCACTAGGTAACATTCAGTCTGCTGGATTTGCTTATGCAAAAACAGACGTTAGGTCAGAAGAAAAAACACAATTTCTTAAAGATGTTAGAGCATTTTGGACAAGTATTTCAATTAACAATTGCTTTATTGATGATGTTACACGACAAGTTTCAACATCGCAAATGTCAATATTTTCCGATGAGTTTGCTTCTGTTCTTGATAGCACTCTAGCAATTCAAGAGAAATCAAGACAATCATCAACACCGCTCAAGATTCTAAGCGATTACTATGATTATACGATCCCTACAGACAGAATCAGTGTAACAAAACCAGGCGCGTTTGAAAACATTCCCAATATGGAGTTTTCACTTATTGGTTACGTAGTCCAAAAAATATCGCAGCAAGTAGATGGTTCTCTAAAGATATATGACGATCTTATTTTCAATACAGGAACGACTTATCTTCTTGACGAAGGCGTGCGTTACGGAGGAATGTATTCCTATCAGGTAAGAGCCGTGTATAACGTTACGACATATGTAGCAGCGCAAGATGTCACAGGAAGAGGCGCAGGAATCGCCAAAGTAGATATGCTTTTTGCAACTGCAGGATCAAATATTGACGTTGATTGTGTAGAGGTCGCACCCCCAAAACCACCCGAGGATCTTTATTTCAAGTCAGAGGCTGATGGTTCTTTGTTTGTTGGATGGAGATTTCCTCTAAACCCTCAACGTGACATCAAGAAATTCCAGGTCTTTCGTCGTAAAACAGTTTATGAGCCATTCGAACTTCTTTGCGAGTTAGATTTTGATGATTCATTCTCAAAAGCATCATCAAAAGAAAACGTTCCAGACTGGAAGGTTGCTATAAAAAGGTATCCAACCACATTTTACGTAGATAGAGGATTCAATCTTAGGTCAAAATACATTTATGCAATAGCATCTGTTGACGCACATGGTCTAAGCTCAAATTATTCATCACAATTTGAAGTAAGTTTAGATCTCTATACGGAGCGCTTGATAGTAAAATCAATCAGTAGACCTGGTGCTCCAAAGCCTTATCCAAATCTACTTCTTACGTCAGACTTCTTCCCTGATCTTATAAAAGATTCGGGACATTCAAAAATGACGGTTTATTTTGATCCTTCATACACAGATTTGCTTGATAACAAAGGTGATAGCTTAGGTCACATCTCATTCAACGACAAGAAACCCGCGTATAAGATTCATATACTTGAAACTAATTTGGCACAAGAGCAGATGATAGATATTAAAATGACTAACAATAAGATCGTCCAGAAAATACCGGCCTCAGAAGGAAAAATTTATACTCAGGTTATCTAGTTTAATGTGCGAAATTATTGTAAATAATTAGAAAGTAGGACAATCAAAATGGGCATTCTAAGACAAGATACGACAAATGTTGAAGTTGATGCAGTTGTCACATCAGTTGGATCACAGTATTTAGCACGTGGTGACTTTTCGATCTATAGCTTTTCACTAGGGGACGACGAGGTCAACTACGGAATTATTGAGCAGTATGGTCAGACAGTCGGTCGTGAAAAGATCGAGAAGAATACACCCGTGTTCGAGGCGCTGCGGAATACATCGCTATCACTTAGAAGCAATTTAATCTCGCTTTCAAACCCAAATCAGGTGTATTTGCCTGTCCTTTCTGTGAATGCAGGAAAACTTGCAACTACAAATTATATCACAATTTCAAGACAGTCAAATACAAACATCAATTTGACACAAACGATCCAAGAAGGTTCAGCTCAGATTCCTAGCGAAATTACTGACAATCTCTACGTCGTATTTGTCAATCGACTGTTCCTTTCGATCCTTAACCAGACGCCTGTAAATAGCGAATCACTTGCTAGCAATCCCACGCTCAATACGGCACGATACGAGATTGCATCTGGATCTCCTACAGCAAACTTTACGCTTCGAGCAAACTCAATTCCGACAGCAACATTTGATGCATACTCTGCCTTCTCAAGCGGTCAATACATTAAGACGTATATGAGGATCATTGGTAGAAATTCAGGAATCTCAAAAGACATCGAAGTCAGAATCACCGCCTGATCATCAATAGGAACTTACTAAAATGGCATTCTTTAAAACATTAGATCCATCTGATATCAAGACGTCAACGTCGTATCTAAACCAGCTTATTGACGTTCTGCAAGAGAGCATTAGCGGATCTTCGACACGTAGACAGTATGAAGTCTTCGTTACTTCAAGTCAAGATGCGACGACAACATACGCAGTTACAGGCGGCCTATTTCAGACTGTTTATGACCAAAACTTTACTCTTGCGACAGCAAACCCAGTTCTCGATATGACAGTTGGTCTTTTCTCTGGATCTGCAACGGTTGCTGCAGTTGGGCCTTCTGTGGATGATCTAGGAAAACTTCTATTTCCTTCGTCATCGTTGATGATGAGAGAGAAGATTGCAAACTACCAAGAGTTTGCTCAAATTCTACTTGGTGATGCAAGCTTACAGTTCAAATCACCATTTACTGGCGGTACAACTAACGATCTTATTGATGAAGCTCTTTTCATCTCCTTTAAACGCCTCTTTGCAAGAGACAAGATCAAGCCCGAGACATTTGCAACACAGATTTACACAACAGCATCGACTTCTCCGAGTGTACCCACTATTTCAGCACCAACAACAAACGGACCAGTAATCTTCTCAGATATCGGGGCAGCTTCGTCAATTGAGGTATCATACGGTGGTCAAGTCGGTAATATCGTCAATGCATCAAACACTGCAGAGAATGTAGGTCTAATATTCTACGATTCTGGTGTCATTGTCCTGGATGCAAAGAAGATCATTGAAGCAGATGGATTCTGCTCGGGAACTATTGAAGCAGTTACGGGCTCTATTACACCCGCACTTACAAATCAGACGCTTATGGGTACATCGGGTTTTCCAAGTTCTAACCCATCTGCGACATTTATTCCTGACTTTTTCACTTCAGGATCTATTGATGATATTGTCAGCCACTTTGGTAACGTCAGATTTAACTCTGGGTCGTTGACGGCGATGACATTTCAGAATATCACTAATATCAACTCGACGCTTGCATTCTGTCGAGCAACTGCAGATGAGTTTAACTACTCAACAAATCCCACCTTCACAGATGATACTGGGCGCATTAGAGTCATTGACCTTGGAGAAGAGGGCACACAGCGCTCATTCTCATTTGTGACAACGATCGGTCTTTACAATGCAGCTGGTGACTTACTCGCAGTTGCCAAGTTGTCGAGACCCATTGAGAAGAATGACGAACGCGACCTAACATTCCGTGTTAGATTAGACTTCTAGTTAATGCATGGCATTCATACCCATCACAAAAGACCTGATTGAAAATGTGACGCTTGCGCTGCACCCACAGCGCAACTTCATTTCATCGTCGTTGGGTGTCACGGGCTCCATACCGCTGGTTGTGAGACCAAGCAGCTTTATCAAGAAAATCAATCCGACCACTTCAGTTTTTGCAGAAGGGACTTTAAATTCAATTGACGGTTACCTTAAGGACGCATCAAAAAAAGTCAATGCAGGCATTCTGGATGTATCTGGTGATTTAAATTCATATCTTGGTTTCGTCAATCAGCAGACACAAACGCAGATCAACACAATTTCATTTTCACCTGTCAGATATTCACAACCTGTCAATTTTTCAAATGACAATGGAAGCCCATTTCTCCTAAAGAAGGAGATTAAAGATAATCTCATGCCCTATTACAGGCATGGATTTTCAAAGTGTGACTTTTCTTGTGGAAATTATCATACGCTCAACTTCTTTTCTTCAAGCGATATTCCAAACGATGTTGCCTTAATCTATCCTAATTCGACAACGGCAAGCGGGCGTCAATATACACCTGACGGTGCATTTAGCATTGATTTCTTTCTTAATCCGAGATATCTGGCAAAATCAGGAAGCGATTTTGATGCAGGCACAATCATGCACCTGTCATCAACATTCGCCGTTTCACTAGTCACAGGTTCCAGCAAAGATCAAAACCAGAATACAGATAAATTTAGGATCCTTCTGCAACTCAGCCACAGCGCAGATATCCCACCCAGTCAGATTTCAATCCCAGCAGTTGAGTCAGGTGCATCAAATCCACTCGATTTAGCATTTATCTCTGAGGACAATTCTTTAACACATAATACATGGCATCGCGTCACTATTCGCTGGGGCGGCGCATCTAGAAGTTACGGAACTGGAAGTATAATAATCGACACGTCAGAGACAAAGTTTTGTGTCCCATCAAGTTCAATTGCTTCATATAATAAGTCAGAAGCTCTTGTTATTGGAAACTACTTTCAAGGTCCTGATTTTAACGGCAAATTCTTTAATTCGCAGGTTGCTTACGATGAAGGAATCACGTCTTTTCCAGCATACACAGAAGATCCTATAGGATTCCAGTTTAGCAATCCTCTTCAAGCTGAAATTCACGATTTGAAAATCTACCGTAGGTTCTTAAGCGACCTAGACCTTGTGAATACATCAACAGCATCGTCAGTTTCTGATCCAGATCTTGCGCTTTATGTTCCTCCTGTCTTTTCGATGGAATCACCAGTCAGAGAGACGCTTGTTACCCCATTCCAATCTAGACGATCAACAACGACAAGCCCATTCAACGTCGACATGTCGTATGGCGTCAATGGTTTCTACATTAATCTTGAAAATTTCACAAAAGATTACGCATCGGATCAGTATCCCCGCCTGTTCAATCTGACAGGCTCGATCTATACGGGTTATGTGTTAAATGAGACGGCAAACGACATTCTTTACACAGACTACAAAGTCGTCAAGCGTAATTTGACAATCTTGCCAAACGATAATGGTCTAATAAAACCCGACTTTAGTGTTATTTCGAATCAATCTGGTTCATACTTCGTAGACGATCTTTCTTGCATTGATCACTCAATCATCTCAATGAGAGAAGTCGCCACAGACAAGTATTTCAAGGGTTTACCCGGCGATCTTGCTAGCATTGGAGGTGCATCACCTACTGATCTAACAAAAGCAATCGGACCAGGGTTAACTCTGGCACAGAGATTTAAAGATCCAAGTTCTAATCAGGTAGTCATATTTGATATTTCTAACTTAGGTTACGGTAACAGAATTCTTCCAGGAACATTTAAGATAACTGACAATAACATCACTGGGTCTGATGGGAATGTTTCCTTAACAATTGTTGACGATGGCCAGGGATCGTTGTATCGTGCTGATTCGCTAACACGACCCGCCAAGTGGTCGAGTGTCGGCAATGTCTTCTACAATGAAGGTGTAGCAATTTTATCAAGTCCTTCATTGGCATTTTTTGCAAAAGATCAAATGACACTTTCATTCAAGGGTGAACAAACGACACCTGTCATGGTTGTCAATATTCCTTGCCCAGCAGGTCTGATAAATTCTTCATCGAATCCAACATACGAAGCATTTCCTGCTTCTGAGCTTGTGAGTGAGAGAGAAGATAGGTTCGTGTACATAACAGGCATTAATTTACATGATGAAAATCTGAATGTTATTATGAGAGCAAACCTCGCTCAACCTGTGGTTAAAAGAGATTCTGATGAATTCATGTTTAGAATTAAATTCGACTTCTAAGTTCTTGGGGCTTGATATATCTACATCATGCACTGGAATCTGTATACTAGATCAAGACAATCAATTAATACTTCTAGACAATATCAGACTAGATAAGTGTTCTGATTTCTTTGAAAAATGTGATGAAGTAAAAAAATATCTAGAGAATTTGAAAAAAGACAATACGATACAGAATATCTTTATAGAACAGGATCTTCAAGCATTCAGACCAGGTCTTTCATCTGCAGCAACTATTAATACGCTAGCTAGGTTCAACGGGGCAGTTACTTTTATGGCGTATCAGACATTTGGTATAAGACCTGACTTGATTAATGTCACTAAGGCAAGATCTGCTGTTGGTTTAAAAATCAATCATAAAGACAAATCTAAGACGACAAAAGAAAAGATCTTCGACTGGGTCTCAGGAGAAATAATATTCGATTGGCCCAGGAAGAAGACAGGTGCTGTTAAAACTTCTTGTTTCGATATGTCAGATGCTTATGTGATCTGCAGAGCAGGCATCAATCTTTTGAGAGATGGTAAATTGAGTGAAGAAGACGTATGATTTTTACATGTCATCTACGTTCACAGAACGAATCAACTTTGTCCAAAAGACATTCGGTAAAGGACAAATCTCAAGAGACGGAAATGATATTACAGTCAATTGCCCATGTTGCGAGTCTCCAGGCAAGAAAAAACTAGCAATCAACCTTGAGACATGGAAATTTCACTGCTGGGTATGTGGAGCAAGAGGCAATACTCTTGTAAGTCTGCTTAGAAAGCACGGATCTAGAGAATTACTTGAAGAGTTTCGTTTAAAGTATATAAATGACAAACTTTTAACAGCAGATATTCAAGTTGAAAGTGATAGAGTAGATCTACCAGATGGGTTTACTCCAATTGTAAGTCTTGGAAACAAGCTAACACCTGATCATAAAGCAATTCTTCGTTATCTTAGTGCAAGAAAGATATCTGAAAGTGATTTGTGGAAGTATAGAATTGGTGTTGCGTCAGACCCGAGATTTTCTCGACGTGCTGTATTTGCATCTCTTGATAGCACGGGTGACGTAAATTATTTTGTTTCTCGTGCAGTCGATAGCAATGCAAGACTTCGATATCTTAATGCAAACTATGATAAAACATCTATCGTCTTTAATGATGTTGACATTGATTGGGACAAGCCTGTTCATATTGTTGAGGGCATCTTTGATTTAATCGCTCTCAAAGAAAACGGAACGTGCCTGTTGGGTTCTTCTCTGAATGAAGGGTCTCTGTTGTTTAAGAAATTAGTCGCCAATGAGGCTGACGTTATTCTCTGTCTCGATAACGACATGGTAAAGAAAACAGGCCGAATCGCAGACCTTCTAACGTCTTATGGATGTAATGTTAAAGTTATGAACACGTCAGCAGCAAAAGACATTGCAGAAATGTCGAAAGAGCAGCTTGAGTCTGCTAAAGAAGAAATCATGCCATGGAGCATTGAATCTTCATTTAGGTATAAGATTTCAAATATCAAAAGTGGTTCAATGTTCTGATAATTACTAGTATGCCATACAACACACAAACTCTTCGAGAGCTAATTGAACTCATCAATGATGAAGCCTTATTTCATAAAAGAGAAATACCGGGCGACGCCGATGATTTTGAACATCGTGATGACACCTCACTTAGTCCCAAGTATGATCTTTATGAATGCATCAATATGCTAATTGCAATCTATGACATGCATGATAACGAGATCGATGATCCAAAAGTTATCGACATGATCAGTAGCATTAAGCATAAAATAAAAGATTGCGCTCATTAAAAAGATAAAATCCAAATTATTGGTTTAGAATTAAAGTATGAAGATTGCACATTTTGCCGACGTACACTTTCGTGGGCTTGCAAGACATGATGAATATCGTCATGTATTTTCTCTTGCATTTGACAAGCTCAAGAAATTAAATCCTGACGTCATTTATATCGGTGGTGATATAGTTCACTCTAAGACACAAGGGATTACACCAGAGCTTATCGATATTCTCACTTGGTGGTTTACGTGTCTATCTGAAATTGCTCCTGTTGATGTTATCCTGGGAAATCATGACGGTCTCCTCCTTAACAAGGACCGTCAAGATGCCATCACACCCGTCATTAATGCGTTAAATAACCCAAGAATTAGACTTTTCAAAAAGTCTGGTGTTTATGACGCACCTGTCCAGGGTTTCAAGTGGTGTGTATTTTCTCCATTTGATGAAACATCGTGGCCAGATGTAAAGCCTGAGCGTGGAAGCATCAATATCGCCTTATACCACGGTGCAGTTCGCGGATCAAAATCAGACTCAGATTATGAACTTGAAGGTGAGGTTTCTTTAGATCTTTTCGAAAAGTTTGACTTTGGTATGTTCGGTGACATTCATCGTCGACAATTCCTAAATGACGCCGAGACGATTGCTTATTGCGGATCGACGATCCAGCAAAATTATGGTGAAGATCTCGACAAGGGCTTCCTTTTTTGGGACATTACATCAAAGAATAAGTTTAAAACTTCATTTCATGCAATTGACAATCCTTACTCTTACGTAAATGTCGATTGGCAAGGTAATGTCGAAGACACAATTAAGCTTCTGACCAAAGCATCAGAAAAATCTCGTGTTAGATTTTCTGTCCCAAGATCTGTATCTGATGTCGATACCCGTGCTCTTTACGAAAGTGCAAGTAAGTCCAAATCATTTACAGAGATTGTCTTTAAAGGACATGGTCAAAATGAAGTTGAAACATTAAATCCTGTTGCACACATCAAAAGTGAAAACCTTAGAGACAAGAACACTGTTAAAAAGGTTATTGAAAATTATCTTCTTGATAAGAACACTGATAGTGAAAAAATTCGTCTTGCTCTCGACGAGTTTGACAAGTATTATGACTCTGTAATCATTGATGATGAAATTGCAAGAAATGTCCAATGGTCATTAAAGAGACTCCAATTTGATAACGTCTTTGCGTATGGCAAGAAGAACGAAATAAATTTTGAAAACCTGTCAGGAATTACGGGCATATTTGGTCGTAACAGGACAGGAAAGTCATCAATTATCGGAACAATTGTATACGCACTCTTTAATACGTCAGATCGCGGGGCAATGAAGAATCTTCACATTATCAATGCAGATTCTGAATCATGTAAGGCAAAAATCGACCTTGCGGTTTCTGGTGAAGATTATGAAATTACCAGAGAATCTACGAAGAATTATCCAAAGCGTGGAGAAGTCTGGGCTAATACAACGCTGTCACTCAAGAAGAAGAGCACCGGAGACGTGACTAAAGATCTTAATGATGAGCAACGAAGAGAGACCGAAAAAGTTGTTAGAAAATTAATCGGAACATCTGACGATTTCTTCTATACATGTTTGGCACCTCAAGGCCAAATGAACATGTTCATCAATGAGAAGTCAACAAGCCGCAAGCAGATTCTAAGCAGATTTTTAGATCTTGAGATTTTTGATAAATACTTTGATGCTGTCAAGCAAGATCTAGGCCCAATTAAGAGCACACTTAAGGCATCATCAAGTATTGATGTCCTTACAGGCGCACTTAATGATTTGATGTCTGAGAAATCTGCGTTAGAAGAAAATGCAAATTCTGCAGCCACAAGACTGAGCCATCTAAGAAATGTTCAAGCAACGCTTGGCATGCCAAACAACGAGAATATTGTTACAACTTCTGACATCAATTCAGCACAAAGCAAAGCTGACAATCTCGAGAAAGACATTGAAGATTTGACGCGACGCTTAGAGGAAATTAGAGGAAAAATTGAAAGTTATGAAAGCAAAGTCAAGAAGGTAAGAGACGTTCTCGATGAGTTTAGTATTGACGATCTAAGGAAGCGTCAAACTGATCTAAATGATCTTGAGATGAAATTTGCAATTAATTTAAAAGATCTCGAATCAAAAGATCGTGAAATAGAGGCACTCAGGAAGAGAATTAAGATTCTTGATGAAGTTCCCTGTGGTGATTCATTTCCATCGTGTGTCTTTATCAAAGATGCGCATGATAGCAAGAAAGTCCTTTCCGTCTATGATGATTCAAGGTCAACAATTCAGCGGACACTTGACATCTTGCAAGAGAAGATTGGTGAACTAAATCACGATGACATCAAGGCCAAGATTGATAAAATGATTAAGCTTGGTGAACTTGAAAATGATCTTAAGATTAAAATCGTTGAGCACCAATCCCAGGAAAAGATTACAGAGAGCAAAATTGAAAGCAAGCGTTCATTATTTAAAGATGCAATTCACAATCTAGATGTTCTCAAATCTAAGAAGGAGACGCAGGACAATCAGGGACAATCTGAAAACCAGCGGCGCTATATTGAAATTAAAAATGAAATTTCTGATCTTGAGAAGAAGTCACTTAACATAGCAGCATCTTTAGGGCGTAATGACGAAAAGAGAACAAACACAGAGCAACAGATCAAGAACCTCAAGACAACAATCGAGAGATATGAAATTCTTTCTCTTCTAGAGACATCCTTTTCTAAAAAGGGAATCCCACAAAATATAGTTTCAAAGAGCTTACCGCTTATCAATACAGAAATTTCCAAGATTCTTAGCGGAATTGCTGGTTTTACTGTCGAAATTGAGTGTGATGATTCAAATTCTATTGAAATTTACATAAACTATGGAGACAGAAGAAGAATAATTGAGCTAGGTTCTGGTATGGAAAAGATGATTGCATCAATTGCAATTAGAGTTGCTCTAACAAATATTTCATCATTACCTAAGTCTGATATGCTAATAATCGATGAGGGATTTGGTGTACTCGATGATAGCAATCTTGAATCATGTGCAAGACTACTTCAGAATCTTAAATCTTATTTTAGAAATATCTTGGTAATTTCACATGTAGATGCTATCAAGGACATAGTTGACAATATTCTTAGCATTGATACGCATGATGGCAAAGCAAGGGTTTCACATGTCTAATATGGGTCTTTTCTGTCCTGTCTGTGAGTTTTCATTCGATGTTAAAAGTGACTTTTTATATTACAAAAAGTTTAAATGTTGCAGGAATTGTGCAATGAAATGGGCAGAACCATACCAGTCTTCCTGGCATGAAGGATGGCGCCCAGAATCATCTGAGATTGATACGTATAAAAAAGAACGCATAGACTTAATTCGAAGCGTAAGAAGGAAAAAACATGACATTTGACAATATCAACATACTTGGCCAGATTTTAGACACGACATTTGGTAAGTCATCAACAAACAAGTCACAAACATTTTCAATCAAGACAACTTTATCTGGTGATCGCATCAATGTGACATATACGACAATTGTTAATCTTGTCACAGATCGTGTCATGAGAGATCAAGTCAAGGAAGAAGAGCGCGTATCAGAAAAGCTTATTGCAGACTTCATCGATGAAGTCAAGAAAGAGTTTAAGCAACGTGCAGGCTCTACATTGAAGTTAAAGAAAGGTGATTCAACTGATGAAATCGAGTTGATCAGCATGTCTGCTTATAGTCCTAAGAGGACTGCTTACTATAGGAGACGTGCAGTTTATACTGTAGGCTGATTATGGTAACAAATAAATCACGTCAAGTTAGTGAAATTGTCAAGTGCGGAAGAGATCCGTCTTACTTCTTTAACAATTACGTAAAGATCCAGCACCCTACAAAAGGGACAATTCCATTCAAGACATTTCAATTCCAAGATGATTGTGTTAAAGAATTCATAGATCATCGATTTACGATTGTTGTAAAGGGTAGACAGCTAGGCCTTTCAACACTTGTAGCAGCATATGCAGTCTGGCTTGCACTTTTTCAAAAAGACAAGAATATCCTGATTATTGCAACTAAATTGCAAGTTGCTCAAAATTTCATCAAAAAGACAAAAACAATCATTAACAATCTGCCTGCATGGCTGGTTTTGCCGACCGTTACAGCAAATAATAAGCAGCTCGTTGAATTTAGCCACGGATCAACGATCAAGGCAATTCCAACGTCAGAAGATGCGGGACGTTCTGAAGCACTTTCGCTTTTAATTGTTGATGAGGCAGCATTCGTTAGAGACTTCGACACACTTTGGACAGGTCTATATCCGACTCTGACAACAGGCGGTAGAGCTATTCTTCTTTCAACTCCTAATGGCGTCGGAGGACAATATTACAAGCTTTATAAAGACGCTGAAGCGGGTCTTAATGAGTTTAAAGCAATAAAGCTTAATTGGGATGTTCATCCAGAACGTGATCAAGAGTGGTTTGACAAAGAAACAAAAAACCTCTCAACTCGACAAATTGCACAAGAGTATCTTTGCGATTTCGCATCCTCGGGTGAGACATTTCTCGGTGACGATGATATTAAGTGGCTGTATTCGATGATTCAAAATCCTATCCTCCGGGAGGGGATGGATCGCAATGTCTGGATTTGGAAACAGCCACTTAGTGAACACAAATACGTCATGTCAGCAGATGTTGCGCGCGGAGACGGAAAAGACTTTTCAACGTTTCATATCATTGATCTTATGACAGGTGAAATTGTTGCTGAATATAGAGGTAAAATCGCACCCGATAGATTTGGAGACCTTCTTAACGAGTATGGTCTAAAATACAATAAAGCGTTACTCTGTCCAGAAAATAATAGTTTCGGGTATGCAACTATTGTGCGCCTTAGAGACTTAAATTATCCAAAGATGTATTATCAAAAAAGCAATGCTGTCTATGTGGGTGACTATGTTCCACCTGGAGAGACAACTACAGCTGGATTCAATACAAGTGGAAAGACAAGATCTTTGATTCTTACTAAACTTGAAGAGACAATAAGAAACAAACAGATTATATCCTACTCATCTAGGTTTTATGATGAACTAAAGACATTCGTGTGGAATGACAATAGAGTTCAAGCAATGAAAGGAGAGAACGATGACCTCGTCATGAGTATGGCAATTGCGACATGGCTCTACGATGCATCAGCAGAACACGGGAAAGATAGCAATATTTTGAATCAATCAATGCTAGCAGGAATGTCAGTTACGTCACAGCACTTCAATGGAACATCAAATGACTTACTATCAGGTGCAAGCAAGCGAAGAGCTGAATCAGGGCGTGACCTAGTTAATACACGTACGATTAATAGATTTCATATACCACCTGACCTTGCGTGGATTTACAAGTAGGAATTATGGCCAAAAAAGAAGAGAACATCTTTACGCGACTTACGACACTCTTTAGAAGCGGTCCAGTTGTAAAGAGAAGAGTAAAAGACTTTCAACCAAGTGCAAAGAACACGTCAGCATTTGAGCTATTCAGAAAGACACAATCGCATGTCTATAGCTCGGCGATGTCTGCATATGGCTCATATGATAGAATGGCTCGTTACTCTGACTTCCAGGAGATGGAGTATACACCAGAAATCTGTAGTGCACTTGACATTTATGCAGAAGAATCAGTTGCACCTGATGAACATGGAAATGTTCTACACATCTATTCTGAAAATCCTGCTGTTAATAGTCTATTAAACGAACTATTTTATGACACACTGAATGTCAACTTTAATTTGACTTCATGGGTTAGAAATATGTGCAAATACGGAGACTTCTTTCTTTTTAACGACGTATCACCTGAGCAGGGTGTCATAAATGTCTATCCTATCGCAGTCAATGAGATAGAGCGTGAAGAAGGATTCGACAAGGATGATCCACTTGCAGTTAGATTCAGGTGGATGACACAAGGCAACCAGATTCTTGAGAATTGGCAGGTAAGCCACTTTAGAATCCTAGGAAATGATGCATTTCTTCCATATGGAACGTCAGTTCTCGAAGCAGCACGTAGAATTTGGAGACAGCTCATACTCATCGAAGATGCAATGCTTGTCTATCGCATTGTTAGGGCACCAGATCGTCGTGTTTTCTACATTGATGTTGGTAATATTCCTCCTGAAGAAATTCCTAACTATATGGAGCAAGCTCAAGCGCAATTAAAGAAAAATCAGGTGGTTGATAAGTCGACAGGAAGAGTAGATCTTCGTTATAACCCACTGTCAGTAGACGAAGACTATTTCTTGCCCGTTAGAGGAACTGCGACAGGCACAAAGATTGAGACACTTGCCGGTGGAGCTAATGCTGCTGCCGTTGAAGATGTCCAGTATATTCAAAAGAAGCTTTTTGCAGCGCTTAAGATTCCCAAGGCCTATCTTGGTTATGATGAAGGTCTTGGCGCAAAAGCAACACTGTCTCAAGAAGATATTCGATTCTCTAGATCGATCAACAGAATCCAGCGAACAATCCTCTCAGAGCTGAATAAGATCGCAATAATTCATCTTCACGCACATGGTTTTGATGGTCCCGATCTGCTTGATTTCGAGTTGAAGCTTACAAATCCCTCTACGATTGCACAACAGCAGAAGTTAGAACTTTATAATACTAAGTTCACAATTGCACAGTCAGCATCAGGAATTGAAGGTCTTGTTGATAAGAAATGGATTCGCAAGAATGTCTTCATGATGTCTGATGATGAGATCAACCAAATCAACAAGGGCCTCATCAAAGATAAAGAAATGGCACTCAAGCTCGAGGCAGTTAAACTACCTGAACCTGCAGCAGGTGAACAAGACGTAGGTATCTCTGGCGGAGAAACAGAACCTGGTGCACCAGAGCCTTCAGCAGATCTTGGTGCAACAGCATCTGATTTAAACCTCGAAGAGAATGATGATGACGATGACATCATCACAAGAATTGACTTCGCTACAAGGTCACCTATCGCGCCTGTTCACAAGGTCTCTCTTAAGAAGAGTTTGCTCGGTGAGACAGCACCCGGACCAAACTATGTTGAAAGAGAAGAAAAAAATAAAAAGAGAAGAGTAAGCCCACTAAGTCAGAAAACAGATCATCTCAAACTGGTTTCTCATTCAAAGAAAAAGCAGAGTGATTCTATTGCTAATCCATTTGGCGCTAAAAGTGATTTAATAAATCCTTTCAAAAATCCTATGGATGAAAATGATCACCTAGATGACGATGACAATGAAGGCGAATATTTAGATGAGAAATCTAGGTTTGGTGACACAAGAATGTCAGAAGTTGAGTCGATTGTCAAGAATTTCAAAAAAACAAAAAATGATCTCTGAGTTGAAATACGTCAGGGGAGTAACATGAATCACAATAAGAAAAGAAATGTTGGAATTATTTACGAACTTCTAGTTAGAGCTGTTTCAGCTTATCTTGTTGAAAATAACAGAGATCGTGCTCAAAATGCACTCGATATTATCTCTAAATTCTACAATAAGAACACTGAACTCTATCGCGAATTTAGATTGTTTAATGCACTTGCAAAGTCTTCAGTCGGAGACACATCAATTGCGGCAGCAATTCTAACTGAGTCAAAAAATGCATCACGTAGATTTGACTCAAAGAAATTAATCAAAGAAAAGTCAGAGCTAATTAGAGAGATAAATTACACGCTTGCTGACGTTAATTTTTATCATCGTAAGGTTCCCTCCTATCGAACATATGCAACAATTCAAAATCTTTTGAATGCTTGGGCCGAAGGTGACAGATCAAATCTAACAGAGATGGTCCTCCTTGAGACAAAAATGATTGAATGGCTTACAACTCCAAGAGAAGAAGAAGCAGTTTCTTTTGAAGAAACACATAATGTCGACAGCCTTGTTGTCAAAATCATGAATGAGAAATTTAATGAAAAATACTCAACTTCATTGACAAATGACCAGAAAACGCTGATAAAAGAATACGTTTTTTCAATTGAAAATGACGGCGGAATTTCAATAAAGACGCGTGCACTTGAGATTCAAGCGAATGCATTGAGAGAAATTGCTTCAATTCGTAAGTCTGAAAGAAATCCAATCATCCTTGAAAAGATCGATGCGGTTGAAACATTAGTCAAAGAAGCTGACTTTATGTCAATTGATGATGATAAAATTATCAAATTAATGACACTAACACAGCTTATCAACGAAATGAAGGAGAAATAGTAAATGTCTATGACACTTCTCAAAGAGTGGACACCGCTCACATACAGCGCACAGGTCATTAAAGAGTCACGCGCTCTTAATGGCGGAAAAATCATGCTCAAGGGAATTATTCAACGAGCCGATACACTAAACCAGAACGGTAGAATCTATCCAAGGGGTATTCTTGAAAGAGAAATTATCAACTACCAAAAGTTCATAAGAGAGAATCGTGCATTAGGTGAGTGCGATCACCCAGACACATCTGTCGTCGAACTTAAGAATGCTTCACATCTTATCAAAGAAGCAAGAATGGAAGGAGATGACGTTTACGGTGTTGTTGAGCTTCTTGACACACCCAGCGGTAAAATCCTTCAGAGCTTAGTTGAATCGGGCGTTACACTTGGGATTTCCAGCAGAGGTGTGGGATCAACAAAGCAGCAAGGTAGCGCGCTCATTGTTCAAGAAGACTTCCAACTCATTTGCTTTGATATCGTCTCAGAGCCTAGCACACCAGGCGCATTTATCAATGAATCAAGAGTCATTTCACCAAAAGATTTGAGAAATACGTTTAATAAGTCTGATAGAATTGATAGAATTTTCAACGATATCATGGCGTGGAAAGTGAAATGAAATTATCTAGAGACGACCTTAAAGGCATAGTGAAAGAATGCCTTGTTGAAATCCTTAGTGAGGGACTTACATCTACGACACAGGCGCTTGCTGAGTCTAGGAAGGCTTCACTGAAGGGCGAGACACATGTTGCAGGAAGACAGGCACAGAATCCAAGAGCTGCGATGGCAGATAGAATGTCATTTCTTCCAAAGAGTGCAACGCCAACACAACGCAATTTAATCGACAGAAATTCTATCAATGCTGCATCACATGATCCCATCATTCAGGAAATGCTAGCAGATACTGCACTCCGCGGGACACAAATTGTTGAAGAGACACGCATGAGTGCAAATGACCATCAGGTAATGGTTGAAAGTTCAGGTGATGCTGCAGCAAAAACAATGTTAAGAAGTGATCCTGCAGATGTTTTTGGTGACATGTCATCAAAATGGGCCACGCTCGCCTTTTCTGAGAAAAAGGTAGGCGTCTAATTGACAGCTATGAAATACTTATAATTTGACCCCACTAGGAGATTATTATGCCAGTAGTTAAACTTACACCAAATATGCTCAAGAAGCTTGTTCTTGAGGAGAAGCAGAAGCTCGAGACCTCCAATCTTGACAAGGCCAAGCTCAAGGATCTCGAAATGGATATGGATGAGGCTGATTGGAGCGACGCTCCACCCCACGCCGAGAAGCGCACACACGCAACCGGCAACAAGGTGAAGCAGGACGGCCACGGCGCCGGAGACGTTGAGGGTTACAAGACCCTCAAGAAGCTCGAGGAGTCTCTCGAGGCACGTCTCGCTGTAGTGCGTGAGCAGAAGACTGCTCTCCGCAAGAAGATTCTTTCACGTCAGTGATTTTTAAAGGAGGTTTAAATGTCATCAATGAGGACAGCGACAGTTGCGCCCGATGGAGGCGTAAGGACAGGTGGTCCAGGCATGCGGAATGACACAAACCTCCGCGCGATGTTTAGATCACCACTGAATGCTGAATATAATCCCACAACCGTTTTAAATGCAGGTCAATCTGTTCTAAATGGTGCAGGAGGCCCAGGTGATTCCATTCCCGGCGTTGGAATCACAAATGGGTCAATCAATGACACAACAGCGTATTACGGTTTTCCCGCACCTGTAAATCTTAACTTTACAGGTGCACCAAGCTACGATGATGTCAATGCAGATATTTCAGATCCTGCTAAGTTTACTGAAGGCGGAAGGCCAACGTCAGCTTGGGTTCCAAATCTTGCATCACCTGGACCTGGTAGCACATATCCAAGTGATCAACCTGCATACACAGGCACACCACCTGCAAGAAATGACCAGTATGGTGTCGGATTGGGAACTGCACTTGCTCCAAATGAATCGACACCTGCAATCACTGAACAGAAAATTGGTTCATACATTTCAGGCAAGTCGTATATCAATAGCATCGGAGCTTACAGCGGCTGATGTTCAAGGTTGTTCATAATAGGCTAGGGGATGCTAATTCTGGAGCGGGTTACGGCACAACCGTTGCCAAATCTTCTGGAATTAGCTATCCTGCTCAATCAACATATCCCTATTATGAAAAATCCGAAGACGTCGATGACGTCGAGTTTGATTACGATGACATGTTTGATGATATATCGAGAAAGATCGGTCTTTCAAACATTGCAAAAGGTGCAACATCTGGAAGAACAGATCGTTCATCTTTTACAAAAATGCGCCTAGATTTAATGGAATCATCCGAAGATACGCATATAATGCAAGGTATGGTTCCATTTCCTTTTTCTCAAATTTATGGAAAATTCACAGGACCTGCCATGGGTGGGTTTAAAACCAATGCTGCATATACAACAGCACCAGGTAAAAATCTAAAATCTACAATCAGGGGCTGGTCTCAAGCACAAAATTATGATCCGCTTGGTGACAAAATTGAGATGCGGCACATCAATGATTTAATAGATCCCTCTATGAGATCATTAGCTAAAGCCAATTTAATGATAAAATTATCGAGTCAAGAATCAGACTAACATTATAATTAAAGTTTGAGTAGGAGATTATATGTCGAGATCGCTGTTCGAGGAAGCAATAGCAGATGCTAAGCAACTGCGAGAAGTTGCCGAACAAAATGCGAAAAAGGCCATTGTTGAAGCAGTCACTCCAAGAATCAAAGAGTTCATCGAGCAGCAGCTTACAAACGAGTCAAATGATTTCGCAGCAGATGATGATTTTATCTTTTCTTCGTTGAACGAAGAAAGTGACGAAGATGTCATTATTCCACCTAGCAAAGCTAAGCATGTCATGGAAGATGATGATGTTGTCGAACTTAATGAGTCGGCACTCACAGCACTTATCGACCTTGTTGCTAATCGAAATAACGGCAAAGAATCAGAGATGGACGCATTAAAGGAGGCATTTGAGATGCTTTCTTCAAATGAGAAACAGGCTCTTTTGAATCTTGCCAAGAATCCAGAATCCCACACCTCTGGGGCTGTTAAGACAGAGGCAGTTAGTAATGCACAGAACAAGATGTCAAAAGAGACGTCAGGAGTCAACAAGATGAATAAGAACACAGCTGAAATGTTCGAACTTGATCTTGACGATCTCAATGAGGATAAGATCACCATTGACTTCGGCAAGGACATCACGCTCGACGCTGAGAATCCCTACACTGTGATCGTAGGCCCATCCGATGAGGAAGAGGAAGATGTCACGCTTGAGGAGCCTCCAGCCGAAGAAGAAGTTATTACACCTGAACCCGGCGCCGAGGAAGAAGGCGAGGCAGCACCCGATGAAGCCGCCGACGAAGGTATGGTCTTTGAGATCGACGAGAATCTTCTTCGTGACGCAATTGCATCACTTCGTGAGGCAAAGAAGGCTACCAAAGAGACAAAGATGAAAAATATGCCCGGACCCAAGGCAGCTGCTAAGGCCTTTGGTGGGGGCGACCTTAAAGACATGGACGAGGTTGTTTTGAACAAATTCGCCAAGCTTAAGGAATCATATGAAAATGAGGTCCGCAAGAATCGTGCCCTCCAGCAGCAGCTCAACGAATACAGGAACGGTATTGAAACGCTCCGTGAGCAACTTTCCGAGCTTAACCTCTTCAACGCTAAGCTTCTTTACGTCAACAAGCTAACATCCGACAGGGAAATCACGTCGTCGCAACGTCGTGCCGTAGTCGAGGCTCTTGACGGTGCAAAGAATCTTCGTGAAGCCAAGCTTCTTTACAAGAGCATGTCCGAGTCACTTGATCGTCGCAATCCCGCACAGATCAATGAGTCTGCACACAGACTTTCACCCGGTAATGCATCACGCCCAATAACATCAGGCGGAGCCACCAATCTCAATGAGGGCACAGCCCTCGACCGTTGGGCAACTCTAGCCGGTCTTAGATAAATCATTTAAGGAGTATTCAATATGTCAAAGTCATTCTCTCTCAAGACGCTCACCGAGGGAATCACCGACCGCAACAACAGCGCGGAAGGTACACGCCTCGTTGAGAAATGGACCCGCACCGGCCTCCTTCGCGGCCTCGACGGCGTCAAGCGCGACAATATGGCTCGCCTCCTCGAGAACCAGGCAGCCCAGGTCCTCCGTGAGAGCAACAGCCTCTCACAGGGCGGCGGCAACCTCGCATCCTCAGGCGACCTCCGTGGTTTCACCTCGATCGCATTCCCCATCGTCCGCCGCGTATTCGGCGGTCTCGTGGCAAACGAGCTCGTCTCCATCCAGCCCATGAGCCTCCCATCCGGCCTCCTCTTCTACCTAGACTACACCTACGGTACCGACGTCGGTGGCAATGCTGACCTCCAGACAGGTGAGATTCCTGCAGGCGGCGCAGCTACCTACAAGGCCGGTCAGTCAATCTACCAGAACCCAACCGGCAAGGGCATCCAGAGCGGCTCACTCGCCACCGGTGGCCAGTACGACCTCGTTGGCACCACCTTCACCAAGGTGCACAAGAAGACAAACAGCGTTAACATTGTAGCAAAGGGCGCCTACGCAGGCACCGCAGCATGGCAGTCAGGTGTCAACGCCTTCGCCACCGGCTCTGACGGCATCCTCCTCCAGTTCGACCCACAGGTCGCCAACCTAATCGAGGCTGACGCTGCTGATGGCGCACTTGACGGCGCCGGTCAGTTCCAGTTCGTCATGGTCCGTGCAGACTCCCTCACCGCCGGCAGCGGCATCAATTTCGATGCAACCCAGGTCAAGGATGTCTCACTCTTCTCCGGCGATCTTGCAACAGCAGGTCTTGCAGTCATCCCTGACACCATGCAGGGCGGCCAGAACCTCGTCAACGTCCGTCGTCTTAACCAGCTCGGCACATGGAACGGCAGCGTCTTCACACCAAACGCACTCGCAGACACAACCCTGACCTCCACCGTTGTTCTCACAGTCGTCTCAGGTGCACTCGTTGACGGTCTCGGCACTTCTGTCAACCTCAGCGCATCGTTCGCAATCGCAGACGCATTTGCAACACCAGGCGCCTCCGGTGACACTCTCGTCATTCCCTCCTTCGAGTCGAATTTCGCAGCAGCACCAACCCCAATCATCCCCGAGATCGACATCAAGATCGAGTCCATCGCGGTCACAGCTTCGACCCGTAAGCTCCGTGCTCGCTGGTCACCAGAGCTCGCACAGGACCTGAACGCTTACCACAGCCTCGACGCTGAGGTTGAGCTCACTCAGATCCTCTCAGAGCAGATCGCTCTCGAGATCGACCGTGAGATCCTCAACGACCTTCTCACCCAGGCCAACGGCGCCAACTACTACTGGTCACGTTCACCAGGCAAGTTCGTCAACAAGGCCACCGGTGCAGAGATCGCTCGTAGCTCCACTCTCAACCCCGGTCCCCAGTTCACTGGCACCGTCCGCGAGTGGTACGAGACCCTCACCGAGACCGTCATCGACGTCGCCAATGAGATCCACCGCAAGACCCTCCGTGGCTCAGCCAACTTCATGGTGGTTTCACCAGACGTGGCCACGATCCTCGAGGCTTCGGTTCTCTACAAGCCCAGCTACAGCCTCGACGGCCAGGGCCAGGTCGGTTCCAGCTTCTCGATCGGTGCAACACCCATCGGCAGCCTCTCCAACCGCTTCACCGTCTACAAGGACCCCTACTTCCCACGTAACAAGATCCTCATCGGTTACAAGGGTGGTAGCTACCTCGAGACCGGCTACGTCTACGCTCCTTACGTCCCACTGATCGTCACTCCCACCATCTTCGCTCCCGAGGACTTCACCCCACGTAAGGGCGTGATGACTCGCTACGGCAAGAAGATGGTCCGCAGCGACTTCTACGGCACCGTAACCGTCCTCGACCTCAACATCATCTGATGTTCTAGCCGACGGGCAACAGGCGGCCACCCTTCGGGGTGGCCGTTTTGTTGTTTGCAATTTGAAAGATTCGTGTTATTAACAAAGTTCTTTCCAAAGAAATACATAATAACATGAACACAATAAGACGATTTATCAAGGCATTCCTTCAAGAATCAAAAGAAGCTGAACTTGACGAGGGCGGAAACGTCCAAGTTGGCGGACGCCAGGCTGATAAGATTGAAGTTGCAAAAGTCCAGCGTGACAGATTCGTTAATGACATGCGCAAATTCTTCAGAGACATCGACAGACGCTACCTAGAATATACAACGTCATTGGGAGATGCACAGAGTTTGTATGATCCCAATGCAATCGATAGAATTCTATCTGGAGCCGGATTTGGTGGGTCTTCTGCAGTCTTCTTCGATCTGGGTAGCAATGACGAGCTATTTGCAACAAAGAAGAAAAAGCTGGGCGATATTGACGTCTACATACCGCGTGATTCATATGTCAACCTGTTCAGGATGCTACAGGACCTGGAAGGTCAACGTGTTATTGATCTTCCTGGTAGCAGAAGCATTGACTATGTTGGTCAAATTGATCAAGATGCTGTGGGCAACCAGATTAACTCTCTTTTCGTCTATAACTTTCAAGATCCGTTGTCTGGAGAGCCTGCTGAGATCAACATGCAGATTGACTTTGTAAAAGCCCGATTCACCGAAGAAGGTGTTCCGCACTCATCGATCGTGCACTCGCACGGGTCCAGCGCAATCGACATGATGTCAGGAATTAAGGGATTTGCAAAAAACTACCTAATCTCATCACTTACTTCAAAATTGACACGTGTCCCTGGGAAGAAAGCAACACCTTCATCGACGAAGGACAAGATCAAGATCTCAAAGTCAGGCGATTCAGATGAGATCACACTCTACACTTTTTCAACGGATTACGGCTTTAGAAAAGCAAGAGAGCTCCTGGGCAAAGTCGATGACATCGATGTTTACATGGATATCAAGGTGTCTGATGATACTATTCTTGAGACTGTAAAGGGATTTGAATTGCTCTTTGACACTATTCCGACCGAAGATGAGCTTGATCTTTTCCATTCATATCTTGGGACGTTGCAGCTCATGAAGAAATACATCGGAGACAAAGTCGTAGGTGACAAGCCCGTGTATGTCTCGGTGTTTGAGTCGCTTTTCTACAAGTGCTTTTCTGTTGACATCAAACCCATTCCTCCCAATGACGTGAGAATCACATTGGCACAATCAACCGAAAGATCAAATTTTTCACTTGATAGAGATGTAAAGACATCAATGATCAATGCATATTATGACGTGTTTCCTGACCTGCTCTCGAGAAAAGCAGAATTTGACCAGCAGATCGAACGTTATTATGAGTATCTGCCAATTTGGGCTGACCAGCGGTCAAAGAAGGAAAATTGACATCTGAATTGCGTCTGTGACATTTAAATTCGAGATAATGTAGATTTATATGAATTTTCCGCAAGAGGCACAGACACATACAGCGTTATACAGGAAGATTTATTTGACGTATAGTGATAATTAACATTAGGCCCAATCCAGTGAACGCCTGACACCGACGGGGGATTGGAAGCATTCGGAGCATAGGAGGTTCACATGCCCAAAGTTGTTTATACAGAATCAAAGGGTCTCGTCCAGGAGACCGGCACAGGTTTCGAGATCAACACCGATGCCCTCGCCCTCAGCGCTCTTCCCACATCACCAGTCCAGCCTATCACTGCACCCGCAACTGTCACATCACCAGGCGTCTACACCATCGCAGGCGGCTCAGCTTCGTCAGTTACAATGCCTCTCGCATCTGCAGTTCCAGGCGGTGTCTTCGTATTCCGTGCAGCAACAGCTTATGCTCACTGGGTCACAGGATCGGCAGAGGTTCCCGGCACCAAGGTTTTCGCCGATGCAACTAGCCACGGTGCAAAGCTTGCATTCTCAGCAGGCGTCGCTGTAGGTGACTCATTCACGCTCATCTCCGATGGCAAGAACTTCACTGTCATGGCACAGAGCGGTTCACTCGCTTTCTCCTGAGCATGATTTGATATTTTTGAAACCCACCCTTAACCGGGTGGGTTTTATGCTGTATAATAGATATTATCTGTTAATAGGAAGGTATTTTTTATGGCTATCATCTATCATAAGCATCATGCACAACATGCCAAAGAGCAAGTAACACCTGCACCCGAAGTTAGCCAGGTCGTTCACAATGACGCTGAAGTTCTTGATCAAGATGCAACACCAAAAGCAGCAGATACAGTTCAATCTACTCTTGACGTGGAAGAAGCCCCATCTGAACCTACAGTCGTAGAAGAAGAGGCCGAGGTTGCACAGGATGTCGTTGATGCACCTCCTGCTGTTGATGTTAGTGTCAAAGTAACTGCGCAAGTTCATTCAACAGCTGCAAAGCCACAAAATTCAAAAAATCAACCCAATAACAAGAAGAAGCGTCGTTGATAGATGCTTTAAGAAAATTTATTCGCGAGTTTCTTAACGAGAGAATTGTTCATCTTCCTAATGGAAAATGGGCAGTTTATCCCAAGAAAGGCGGGAAACGTCTAGGGACACATGATACAGAAGCAGCAGCTAAGCGTCAGTTGACTGCTATTGAGATCTCTAAAAGTAAGAACGGTTAAAACATCATGTCGAATGATATTTATGCCTAGGTGGCAGCATGTCGACATTTGTTCAAACACAGTTTCCTACACCGTTCGGTATATTTGATGCAGACACATCCTTTCAGGCAGATGCCGATAGGATGATTGTCTTTGTCAAGAGAAAGCTTGGTGACGATATTCTTAGCGTTGAATTGACTAAGAAGCAGATTTGGGCAAACCTAGAAGAAGCTTGCCTAGAATACGGTAATGTTCTAAATCAATACCAGGCCAAGTCAACTCTATTGACATATCTTGGTTACAGCACACAGTCACAATCCGGTCTTGAATCGCTTTATCCAAGAGATAGCCTAGAATATCTTGCAAGATTTGCTGACGCATATTCATCCGAGGCAGGTTTAGGTGGATCATACAACATGTACTCAGGATCAATTGATCTTACGCCAGGACAGCAAGATTATGATCTTTACACAGATCTAAAAGACTCAACCGGAACACCCCTTTACACATCATCGCTTAATACAGATCCCAAATCCAAGATGCGCATTATGGAGGTGTTCCACTTCAACCCGCAAGCTGCTTATCGATTCTTTGACACAACTTCAGCGGTCAATTATCTAAATAATGAGTTTGCATTTGAATCATTCACACCTGAGACGATTTTCTATGTTTTGCCAGTTTTTGAAGACATACTAAGGGCAGGGCAACTTGATCTTTCAAATCGCGTTAGACGTTCAAATTACTCATATAAGGTCGTAGGAACTAAGATCAGGATCTTTCCTATGCCTACACAAGTTCACGCACAACCCATTAAACTCTTTGTAAGAGTCAAGTTTTGGCAAAATCCGACAGATCCGAGCTTCCAGGATGATACAATCAATGGTGTAAATAACTTAGGCAATATTCCATTTGGAAATCTAACTTACTCAAAGATCAATAGCATGGGATTGCAATGGATACGTCAATATACACTTTCTTTGAGCATGGAACAGCTTGGAATGATTCGTAATAAGTTTACAACTGTTCCAATTCCAGGAGGAACTGTTACATTAAATGGCGGCGACTTGGTTGCGAAAGGTAGAGAAGATAAAAAGGAATTGGTCACTAAGCTTAAGGAGATGTTAGAAACACTAACATATGACAAGCTTATTGAGAATGCTGCGGCAAGATCTGAGAATCTTACAAAGCAGTTGGCTAAGATTCCTGTTCCCAATGGTAGAGCAATAACAACGGGGTGATGAATGGGAAGACTTTTTATAACAGAGCGTGAGATTAACCTCATTAGTGACCTGACAAAAGAGTTAGTTAAGGATGTCATTGGGCAGAAGATTTACTACTTCTCAGTCAGTAACATTAAATCTCAAGTGCATGATGTCTACGAGGAATCGCCAGAGAAGATCTTTGAAAAGCCTATTGAGATAGATGCAATTGTCAAATATTCACCTCAAGATGTTAGGACTAACAGGTTCGGTTCTGAAGAATACTACTCTATCGAATGCTACATCCAGTTTAGAGATCTTCTCGACAAAGGCATAGAAGTTCATGAAGGTGATTTCTTCAGCTACGGAACAACATTCTTTGAAGTAATTAAGTCACCTAGGACCGACGTTATTTTCGGACAAATTGAACACAAGACATACTATACTCTTACAGGAAAACAGGCAAGAAAAGGTCAATTCCTTTCGAAAGTCTTTGGTCCTAAGGGCGAAGAATACACCGATGCTGATGCTGTTCAAACAACATACGTCCAGCAAAGAGGCTTTGCTGAGAATCGTCTTGGTGAGACAGCAGACGTTAGAGATCTTCAAAAGAATGGTGTTCTTGATGCGCCGCTTACGGGTCCGGCGGAGGTTTCTCCTGCGGGCGATACTACAGGCGCAGGATCTTCATTCTACGATGAGAGTTAATTAAAATGCCCAAACAAGAAAAGCTCAAGAAAGGTTATGAGGGTTATAACGTCCCAGATGACTTTAGTATACCTTCGTGTGGCATTGAAGATATTGACAGGGCTTTGTTTGAGCTTTTTGACAAGAAACTTGCATTTGAAGTAAAGGTCAATGAACAGACAACTAAGGTTCCTGTCGTATTTTCTGCAGGTGAAAGATTTGCGCTTGTGAAACGCCAGAAACCAATTAGAGACAAAAATAATGCTTTGATTCTTCCTCTAATTGCCATTAAGCGGACAAGCATCGGTCACAAAACTGAATCCGAAGTTGGCGGAACTGCAATATCATTCAGACAACCTGCTGACTATGTCATCAGAAAACGTCTTGACACGGCAGACAGAGATTATCAAAATATCGTCAATAAGATGTCGTTAAAGAACCAGGATAACGTCACAGCAAGATCGCACTTTATTGAAAATAATACATCTCCTGGAGACGGTGCAGTACCAGGAACCCAGGCATCCCGCCGAAATGGTCCAGGAATTGCATACGGACCAGGCAAGCTTGGAACGACGCTCCAGGGTGACTTAGGTAAAAATATCTTTGAAATTATCACGATTCCCTATCCGCAATTCGTTGGTATGACGTATAACGTTGTCTTTTGGACACAATATGTCCAACAGATGAACCAGTTACTTGAAACGATGATGTTCAAGTTTGATGGACAAGGACATGAATTTCAAATTACGACCAAGAAAGGATATACGTTTACAGCATTTGTCCAAGGTCCGTTTTCTAATAATGACAACTTTGATGATTATACAAATGATGAAAGAATCATCAAATATAGCTTTGACATAAAAGTTCCCGCGTATCTTCTCGCCCCCAAACACCCAGGCCTGGGATCACCTTTTAGGAAATTCCAGTCAGCACCTGAAGTTATATTTGGAATCTATGATGCTAGAACACAGATTGCCGAAGAACCTCTAAACCAGCATGCAGATGCAAAAATCAATAGATTCATCCTGACAGACACAACTCATTTGACTGAAAATGGGATCCCGCACACAGTGCGTGGTGAGGATGAAAATGTCAAGGCTTTTGTAGGCAACCAAGGCAACAACAAATACGAAAAGATTATATATAGAGATATAAGGTCGGGTGAGCAGGTTGTTCCAGCTAGAAAATCTACCTTGACTGAGATTGTTAAGATTTAAGATTTCTTCAGGCTGATGGGATACTTATAACCAAAGTGTAAGTGGAGAAAAAATGGCAGAGATAACTTATCGCGCTCCCGGGTTCTTTGAAAGTGAAATTGATTTATCGATTGTGACACCTGGAAACGTGACTGCCACACCAGCAGGTGTGATCGGACCAACGCCTATCGGTCCTGCATTTGTTCCTGTTACTGTGACATCTGTGAATGAGTTCAAAGATCGATTCTTTGGAACATCAGAAGAAAGAAATAATTCATACTTTGCAGCACAAGAATTTTTTAGATATGGAAATGCTCTGACATTTGTCAGGACATTAGGCGTCGGCGCAAATAGGACAGCAGGCGACATCCAGCAGACACAAACTCAGGGGACTGCAAAGGGTGCAGGATTTGTTATCAAGGGCACGCCAGCTGATGATGGTCGCCTAGTCGGTGCAACACAATTTCTTGTTGCTTCACATAATGTTTCATCAGATGTTGATGCATCATATCCGATCTTTGTTGATAACGACAGCTTCGATGTAGCAGCAGGCGGCGGGGGAACAGCTAATCTGGTTAGGGGCGTCCTTCTATTCCCAACGGGAACCCGAGGCATGGTTCTTAGCTACAACCAGGACTATTCACCAGTCAATGTTGCAGATGACGCTGCTTCTATCGACCCAGTGACTACATCAGCGACATACCAGACATTCAAGCTAGTCATCTCGTCATCTGCATCATCCTACGGATCAGTAGATGGCTACGATTCAGTCAAGGTCTTTACAGCATCACTAAATCCTGCAAGTCCGTCATACATCTCCAAAGTTCTTAATACGTCACCTGACCTCTTTGAAGAGAAGCAGCACCTACTCTACCTTGACTTCGCAGTTGAGAATGAAATCGCATCAGTTGCAACAACGGCAGGTAGTGTTGCAATCCTTTCGGGATCTGCAGCAACATCAGATTCATCAGGTGATGCAACACAAACATTTGCTGATGCATTTGGTCGATTTGATGCAAGATTCTCACCAGCAAGGACAACATCGTTTATTTCGCAACCATACGGTTCAAATGAATATGACCTCTTTCACTTTGAGACGCTTGGTGACGGAACAGCTGCTAATACACAGTTTAAGATTTCAATTTCAAATATTCGTAGATCACTTGACATCAATAATCAATATGGCACATTCGATGTCATCGTTAGAGATTTCTACGATACAGATTTTAGTCCAGTCATTTATGAGCAGTTTGTCAATTGCACATTAAACCCAGACGACCAGAACTACATTGCAAGAAAGATTGGTGACAAGAAGGTCTATTTTAATTTTGATGCAGTCAACCCTCTTGATCGCAACTTTGTCTCATCAGGAAAGTATCCAAATAATTCGACCCGCGTAAGAGTCATTATGGCAGAGGGTGTCCAAAACAAGACAGTCCCAGTCACAGCCCTGCCATTCGGTTTCAGGGGTCTTCCTACGCTTAAGTTTACAGATGGTCTTACAGATCATGACGACTCTACACTTAGCAGAAGACTAGCAGGCCTGCTTCCAGTAGGTTCAGAACTGCTAACTGGTTCAATTGCACCGCCTGTTCCCATGCGCTATAAGGTCACAATTGGTTCAACTGATTCGACACCCGCATTTCAAGGTGAAGCAGGAACCCAAGAGACAGCTAACGCAAACCTCTACTGGGGAATTAAGTTTGAGAAATTCCCATCAATAAATGACGTTTCATCAGCAACACTTCAGTCTAACTACATCACAGAAAATGCTTTAAACCCGCTAGTCGAATCATTTGCAAGATTCTCAGGAATTCAAAAGCTTGACGTTCTACTAACCGGTTCAGCAGCAGATAGCGTCTGTAATGACAAGTTTAGCCTTGCAAATGTTGCACTTTACAATTCAAAGGGCACCGGTTCGGTGGCAACAGCAATAAACAATAATCTGACAGGGACACTTGACCAGCATATGGTTAATGCGATATACGTCAGAAATGCAACACCTGACCCAGTTGATGGGACCATCACAGATGGGTCAATCTCAGGTAGATTGACATTAGCATCACTTGCCTCGACACCCGATGCCTTCGCATTCAATAGGTTCTCACCTTATATCAAGTTCACCAACATGTTCTACGGTGGATTTGATGGTCTAAACGCACTTGACACAGACATGCGTAAAATGAATGACAGAGCAACATCATCGGCATTCGGTGGAAAAGCTATCGACGCTCCTGACATTGGACTGAACATTGCGGCAAACAACTTCACATCAGGACAGAATAATGCGCTAGTCAGTGCATATCGCTCCGCCGCAGACATTATTACAAATAGCGCAGTTTCAAGAGTGAATATTGTTACAATTCCCGGAATCAGATCACCTGACATTGCAGAATACACGTCAGCTGCCGTAAGAAACTACGCAAGAGCAATCTACTTGATGGATATTCCAGCTTACACTGATGTCGGTGACAGAATTTTTGGTAACGAACTTCCAGATGTCAACTACACGATTAGAGAGTTTGCTTCAAGATCCATCAATAACAATTATGTTGCAACTTACTTCCCAGATGGTTCAATAACAGACAATTCGTCACCTGGTAATAAGCGTGTTAGAGTTCCAGCATCAATAATTGCTCTTGGCGCTCTTGCGCAGAATGACTCAAAGACTTATCCATGGTATGCACCTGCCGGATTCAATCGAGCAGCACTTGCAAGTGTAGTTAATCTTGCAGTTAGACTATCAAGCGCAGATAGAGATTCTTTATATGATGCAAGAATCAATCCGATCACGTCATTCCCAGGTCTTGGTTATGTAATTTTCGGCCAAAAGACTCTCCAGGTTGCTAAAACAGCACTTGATCGTGTCAATGTTAGAAGGTTGCTAATTGAACTTGCAAGAGCAGTTACAGCAATTGGTCTACAGTTCGTCTTTGAACCTAACACTCCTGGAACAAGGACACGTTTTGTTAGCCTGCTTACACCTTACTTTTCGACAATACAGTCGCAAAGTGGAATTGACAGCTTTAGAATCATAATGAATGAGTCTAACAATACGTCGCAAGACATCGAAGCAAATCGTTTGAATGGAACAATTATTATCGTTCCAACAAAGGCAGTTGAGTATATTTCAATTGACTTTATCATCACGAATGCGGGTGTCGAGTTTGTTTGATATTTAGTTTAAAGAGGATTTAAGAATGCCATCACTACCTTATCCAGGCGTTACGATAACTGAGATCGACAGATCAGCAGCACCCGCTAGAGTTGCTACGGGCGTTCCTGCAGGTGTTGTTGGAACTGCCGAGGCAGGTCCAGCATTTATACCACTAACATATAGCTCAGTTGGACAGTTCGCAAGCCAGTTTGGAGATTCTGGCACAAGATTTGGGCCAATAGCAGTAAATCTCTGGCTTAATAGTTCACTCAACGGAAATGCAACATATCTTCGCGTTTTAGGCGTTGGTGATGGAAATCGCAGATCACTTTCAACGGGTGCTGTTACAAATGCAGGTTTCGTTGTAGGTGAACAGCAGGTTCTTGATAGCGGAATTGTAGGAGCAAATCCATACGCAAATTCAGGTGGCGTGCTTGGAAGGACATATTTCTTAGGCTGCTACATGTCTGAGTCTGCAGGATCAACTTACTTCTCATCAGCGGGTCTCCAAGACTCTGAGAAAGCACTTCCAATCATTCGTGGCGTTGTTATGACACCCTCAGGCGTGTCATTAACGCTTTCCGGTAACTCTAATTCCTCAAATGCACCTGATTCTGTTGCAACAGACGGCGGCGCAGTTTCAGGATCGATTACATTTGCTGACAGCTCTTTCGTCCTCTTGTTGAATGGTCACATTGGAACTGCACAATATCCAAATGTTCTAACAGCATCTCTTAGCAGCGTTTCTCAATCTTTCTTTGCCAATACACTCAATAGAGATCCTAGGAAGTTTCAGCAGGCAGGTCACTACCTCTACACATGGTATGACGTCCCAGACGTTGTTGCAACGATCACTGGATCACAAATTCTTGCAAATCCAACATCAGATGGTGATGTAACAAAGCAAGATGCAGTATTCATTACTTCGGCATCAATTGGTAGAAATACGTCGTCAGCAACGACACCCAATTACGAGCAATTCCGCGAGAGATACACACATCCCGTTTCACCTTACGTTGTTTCGCAGGATTACGGCGGGACAAAATATGATCTCTTTAGAGTGCATGCTATTTCTGATGGTGCACTTTCAACTTCTAATTCTTCACCTGACCTAAGCAAGAATTATAAGATCACCATTGGCAACATAAAGCCCGCTGATGATGCAAATGCTTACGCAACATTCGATCTTGAAGTTAGAAGAGCTAATCATCTTGATGAAGGTGGAAATCCTCTAAAAGTTTTCCCAGGTCTGACATTTGATCCAAACTCTCTAAACTACATTGCGGCTGTCATCGGTGACCAAAGCATCTATTTTGATTTTGATAGAGGCGCTGGCAGTCAAAAGATTGTTGTTCAAGGCGACTATCCAGTAACGAACGAGTTCATCAGAGTAGAGCTTTCTGAAGACTTCCTTGCTGGCAATGTTCCTCTTGATGCAATTCCTGCTGGATACCGCGGTTATGGATTTATCCAGACAGCTGGAAGTGAATTGACAACATTTACGGCATCAACAACCCAAATTCTCGCAGGTGAAGAAGATATCCTGACGCAGGCTTCGATCCCACCCGTTCCAATGAGAAGCACGATTGCAGTTGGTGCATCTCCAAATGCTACGGTCAACCCTGACCTTACATGGGGAACAAAATTCGAGTCAACGACTTCTCTGACAGAGCCTAACACAACAGCGCCTGTCAACGCAGGAATTGAGAGCTTCATTAGATTCTTCCCATCATACGATCTTACAGGTAAGAAGTTCTTCATTGACAATAGCCCAGAAGCAGATTCATTCTGCAATAACTTGTTCACAATTGAAAACATCCAGGTCGTAACGGGTGCGTACGGCGACCAGGCACCCGAGTCGATTCTTTGGCCCTCGGCATCATATATTAGACAGGGTAATATTGTTGCAGACGACACGAATAAGACACGTGCGCTCACTGTTGAAGATCTCAAGGACACATTCAGTGCCAATAGACAGAATGTTTACTTTACATTCTTCCTCCAGGGCGGGTTTGATGGAACAAATATCTTTAATGCAGAGAAGGCAAACCTTACTGACCTCGCTGCAAAGAGAGAAATCGACGACCCAGCAAATCAGGGTGGGATAAATGGCCCAACAGTCGCAGCATACAAGAAGGCAATCGACATTATGGGTAGCACAGCTGATGTCAATATTCAGCTCTTGACAATCCCAGGAATCAGAGTTCCAGCCATTACAAACTATGCAATCTCAGCAGTTGAAAATAGGTTTGATGCGCTCTATTTGATGGACATTGAGCAGAGGTCTGAACTCAATACGTACGTCACGTCCTCGGCACAGACAGTTTCCGTTATGAATACCGTTACAGATTTCAGGTCTAGGGGTCTTAATACATCATTTGCAGCGGCATACTTCCCTGACGTAACAATTTCACTTCCTGGCTCTAGAGACACAGTTCAGGTTCCACCTTCAGCAGCAGCATTGGCATCATATGCCCTTAATGATACATTTGCACCCTGGTATGCACCTGCTGGTGTAACCCGCGGCACAATACCAGCTGTTGCCGGCGGCCTAAGCGTCCCACTCTCAGAGAATTCTACGACACTTGGCACCATCTATGATGCAGACATTAATCCCATCGTCCAGCTGTCAAGCACAGGTCAGACTGTATTGTGGGGTCAAAAGACACTTCTTAGAACAGCATCTTCTCTTGATAGAGTCAATGTTCGTAGACTTCTCATCGATGTGAGAAGAAGAGTTCGTGCAGTTGCAAATACTCTCCTTTTCGAGCCCAACACACAGGCAACACTTGCAAGATTCAATGCACTGGTTAACCCAATCCTTCAGGATGTCCAGAACAGGTCAGGCGTCACAAGATACAAAGTCGCAATAGACACATCAACAACGACACAAGCAGACATTGACAATAACACGATTCGTGGCAAGATCTGGCTGCAGCCTGTTAGAACTGCAGAATTCATCTCAGTCGATTTCGTAGTTAATGCTTCGTCAGCAGTTTAAAGATAGTTAGTTTTAAGAAACGGAGAATAATATGGCCGAGACACTTTCAGTCACCGACATGCTTCCAAACAAGTTCGAGCCTAAGCGCAAGCACCGTTGGGTCTTTGCGATCGAGGGCGTCGACGCATTCCTCATCAAGAAAGCAGGTCGACCCGGCTTTTCAATGCCAAGCAAGCCTATTCCCTGGATCAATACAACACGGTATATCTCAGGAAAGCTTACATTTGATACACTTAGCGTCGATCTTCACGATCCAATCGCGCCCTCAGGTGCACAGCAGGTGATGGAGTGGATTCGCACACATCACGAATCTGTGTCAGGACGATCTGGCTATGCAGACTTCTATAAGCGCGACATCCAACTTAAGATGCTTGATCCAATTGGAACTGTTGTTGAACTTTGGGACATCAAGGGTGCCTTCCTTGAGAGCGCTAAGTTCGGTGACGTTTCTTACGACGGTGACGATGTTGTCACTATCAGCATGACTCTTCGCTTCGATAATTGCGTTCTGCAATTCTGATCTTTTTAACAAGCGCTTAATGAAACACAGTCAGATTCTTTTCTGACTGTGTTTTTACATGTTGTCTTCATATTTTAAAATTTGGTCAGGAGACAATTATGCCCAAAAAGAGTGACATAGCCCCACAAATGCCTGATGGTTTCAACCAGATACCTCGTTCGAACCCCCTTCAGGACGATTTTGGCTGGACAGTTCCAGTTGAATCTATTCCACTCCCTTCTGCAGGGAAAATATACCCACAGGGCTCGTCTTTGCATAATCGCACCTCTGTTCAAATTAAGGCAATGACTGCACACGAAGAAGACATTCTAATGTCAAGAGCCTTGATTAAGGACGGATCGACAATTACACATCTTCTAAATTCATGCATTCTTGATAAATCAATTAACACGAGAGACTTAATTGCAGGTGATAGAAATGCTATTCTTGTTGCCATTAGGATCACAGGATACGGACCAGAATATCGGGCTGAGGCGACGTGCACGGCCTGCAGTAAGACACAACCAGCATCATTCGATCTATCTGAACTAGAGATTAAGCCGCTAAGGGTTGATCCTGTCACACCTGGATCGAATCAATTTGAGTATGTCCTACCCGTCTCAAAAAAGAGAGTGATCTTTAAGTTCCTAACAGGAAAAGATCAGGAAGAGCACACAATCATGCTTGAGAGACGGAAAAGAGCAATGCCTGACATGCAGGTTGAAAATTTGGTCACAAGCCGTCTTGAGATTTCTATTCTGTCAATTGACGGTGTAACAGATCGAAACAAGCTCAATGCATTTATTAGCTCAATGCCCGCCGGTGACTCACGAGCTCTTCGTAATTATATGAATGAGAATGAGCCAGGCATAGATATGAATGGCCGGCTACACTGTGTTTACTGTGGTGCCGAGTCTTCGGTGTCTCTTTCCCTCGGACCAACATTTTTTTGGCCTTGATCAAAGCTTCCGAGAAGTCCAATTAGAGCAATTCTACGGTCTCATGCAATATTTGCGTGTGGGATACGGAGAATTACGTTCAATGCCTGTAAGATACAGGACATGGTTCGTAAATCGTATCAACAAGGCACATGAAAAGACGACCCAACAACAGGGTGGAATTGATGTTGATGATGACACACCGATTTCTGAGGTTCTCGGAAAGATGAATAAGTATTGATGTCTAATCAACGAATAGGAACACATGGCTGACCCGACCACAACTCCCGTGGCTACACCTACCGATGCCGATATCAACCAGACAAAGTTGCTTGAAGGTGTCGTCGATGGAATTAACAGTGGATATGAAAGTGCAAAAATGCATCTTACAGAGATGGGCCCTGCACTTCTAGCACTGACAGTAGCTAGTAAGGCATATAGCGGACCACTCTACGAACAGTTTGTTGCACCCTTTATAGAAGCATCGCAACAACCTGGCATTCTTGCGAGTAAGATAACCGGTGCTGGTATCGGTATGGTCCAGAACTATCAAGTTCAGTCAAAAGAGATCATGGAATCTGCCGAGAGAAGTCGTCAGTATCTTTTAGACCAAAGCAATCAGGCCGTAATCAGAGCTTATGACGATGCTGGCAAGGTAATAGCAGAAAAAAATGTTCCACTAACAACATTTTATAAAAATGCTGCCCAATTAGGCGCTGAATTTTATAAAACTGTGTTGGATGAGTCACGTCTCCAATCAGCAGGCATTAAAGCACTCGCCAAAGAAGACTCAGCAGCTCTCCAACATGATGTAGACTTAGCAGCAAAAGGTTTAGGTCTTTCAACAGAAGCCATTCGTGCTATGATGCAAGAGGAGTTTTCAAAAACAGGTTCGATAACAGGCGATGCAATGCGCAAGTACGAATCGACAATTTTGGCTGCTGAAAAAGTCACGGGCCTCTCATCTAAAGCAATTTCTGCAGATATGAATCGCATGCTCGTCGATGTAAATAATTTTGGCAATTTGACACCTGACAAACTTGCTGCTCTGTCTGCGACTATTCATCAATTAGGTCTTGACATTGATGATGTGACAAAATTAGCTGATAAGTTTTCATCATTTGAGTCTGCAACACAGGCAATTTCAAATCTAAATGCCATCACTGGGGCCACACTAGACACTACTGAGATGTTCTATCTTGCCAACGAGGACAAGGATGAATTTCTCAAGCAGATGAGACAGTCGCTGCTAGATCAAGGTGTCGCTATTGAAAACCTATCCTTCCAGGAGCAGAAAGCTCTCGCTAGCTCACTGGGAATCGGTGTTCGCCAGCTTGAGTCGTTCTTGAATCCTATGATGGATTTTACTGAATTTAGTGCTGCTGCAATTGAAGAACAGTCAAATAACTCTCAATTCCAAGCAGGCGAGCTAAAAAAGGCGCTCCAGGACATGGGAGAAGTCGCTGTTAAAGCACTTGCTGCACTCACACCTGAAGGTATTGCCGAAGCCCAGAAAGCAACAGCACAACTTGCAGGAGCAAGCCAGGAACTTGCAAAATCTTATAGAGATTTTGGAATCAATCTTGCGTCTATAACATCAACAAATCTTCCCGCAATGGCCGACGCAGGTGTCACTGCAAATAAATCAATTGTAGCTGCCTTTGAAGGTGGAATAGCAACTTTTGAACGGGTCCAAGCTGCAATCGATGAAACAACTAAGAAGGCTGAGGCAGCAGCAGAAAAATTATCACCTAAACCCGCAACACCACCTGCACCCGCTGGCGGGACACCAACAGCAACAGCGTCACCTCCTGCAGCTGCAACACCCACTCCGCCCGCGGTCGAACCCGTGGCACCACCTGTTCCTACTGTCACACCACCCGTCACGGCACCGGGAACAACAGGAACGGCAGGGCCCACAGCATCGACAACAGTGCCACAGACTATTACGCTTGCTGCGGCAGATGATGCAACTGTAAGGGTCAAGTTTGATCTTGACACTTCGTCACTTAATAAATTAATAGACGCAAGAATCATTGAAGCCACTGACGGTGGCATCACTGCAACCCCAGATAAAACCGGCATCGCGACAACTTTGAAGTTAGCTGTTGTGTAAAGGTATAAAAATGGAAGATGAAACAAAAGATTTGTTCACCGAGATTGAAAGATTCAAATCATTTATGGATGGAATCGTCACAAGAAGCACAGATCTCTATCGATCTGTTTTGTTAGACGAAGAGGCTTCTAAGCAACTTCTCATCCGAATCGGAGAGATACCTAATATACAGGGGCCTTCCAATGAGCACAAGACAGACACTTAAAGACTATCTTAATCGAGTCGTAGGCGTTCCTGTAGGTCAGATTTCTTATGTTGATGACCCCCGGGGCGGAGACACTAGTGCCCTGGATCCGGGCGATGACCTCGGAATTGACCCAAACACTGGAAAAGAGCTCGTAGGATTTGGGTCACCTGGTGGGCTTGTGCCAGGATATACAGCATACATCACTCAAGAATCAAGAAATGAGTATTCAATTGATGCTTCGGGTCCGACATCTGAGGCATCATCATCAAGACGAGGACAGAATCTAACTCGCGCCGAGGACCAGGGTGCTCGCAAGGTCTTCGTTAAAAGCAATGAATACCCACCTACGACACAATACTTCGAATCATCAGGCACAGATGTCAATTCCGTTGTCGACAAGGTGGGAAGAAATCCGACAACATCAGGTGATAAGATCATCAAGGATGTCAAGGCAGCGCAAGAAAATACAGACACAATTCTTGGACAATCACCCGCTGTGACAGGTGCGTTCAAGATGCTCAAGAAGTATAATCGCTATGCTGACACGAACGGATCAATCGACGGAACTTTTATCGACTCAAATCTTGCTGATACACCAACAATCTCATCGAATGTCGATGAAAGAATTCGTCTATCATTCCAAGTTGAAAAGGGCGCATACACACCGGGTTCAAGCAACACTGCAAGGCACGTAAAGAGTGACAATCTACATGAGATTGCTCATAGCATGTTACTCAAGGCAGCGGGTTGGGATCCAACAACCTCAGCGACAGATTCGCCCGATCCAGCGACTTTTATGCGTAGAATGTCGCCAACAGACTTTCAAAAATATCCAACGATCATTAATTCACTATTTCCCGACCAGGTCAGACCTGCTGAATCTTATGGAGCACCCGTTGAAGGGGGCAATAGTCTTCTGGGCGGTCGAGGAGAGGCAGTCACACGTGATGGATCAGATGCAAAATATAGCGTTTCTAACACGACTGCATACACGCCTGATGTAACTTTTACGCACACAACGCTTGGAACAGGCGCACTTCGTAAGTTTAGCGCATATCAAGCTGCGATTGCTATAACATCACTCTCAAGGCTAATCAAAGGGACACTTCAGTCACATACAATATCTTCTGAAGAAGCTGATGCAGGTCTCGGCCCCTTCTACATGGGTAAATCCCCACAACGAAATGTCGAGTCATCATTTAAAGCAATATCGAAAATCATCCTAGTCAACACAGGACGCTTTGACTTTGATCAGTGCGTCCGCGCAGGAGTTCTACTTTACTTTGGAATTGATGTTGATAACATCAGCGCTAGCTCAATCGAAGAGACAGCAAAGATGCCACTTGTGCTTGAGTCACACGGCTTCTGGAATGCGATTGCTAGGTCTGTCATACGTTCAATGTCGATGTTTGAAAATTCAATGACTTCCCAGGATTTTGATGATGCTGCAGATTCGATCGTCAACCTGATGGGCAATAAGGCGTTAAGAGTTGCAAATGTCTTTGCAGAAATTGGATACACATATCTTGCAGCGCATCTTGAAGAACCCGATGCAGGCATTGATAATACCAATGTAGATGGCAAATTGTCAACAGCGTTCGATATTGATTCATTTGCCTCACTTCCTGGTAACAGGGTCATGAAGAGTAGGGAACAAACCATAAGAAGTGAACTTTCACTTGCGTGGCGTCATAGCGCAGTCCCAAGTGCATTTCTGCTCCCACCCACACTGATACGTGCCACGCTTGACATGGATTACATATTTGACGGTCCCAACCCAGTCAAGCACATGGTTGGTGGATCAATGAGAGACAAGACGTACGTTTCTACACGCGTCAACGGCCGTATTCCAATTGAGGTAGTTAATAACCTAGAGAACAGACTCGACGCAGAGTATGTTCCATTTTACTTCCACGATCTTAGAACGAATGAGGTCGTCGGTCTACACGCGTTTCTAGACACGCTGACAGATAGCTATGCAGCTTCGTATGGAGGAATGGCGACGCACGGGAGAGCAGATACCGTTAAGACATACGGAGGAACAAAACGTTCGATTGGGTTCTCCTTCTGGGTCGTTTCAACCTCACCTGAAGATTTCGATGAAATGTGGGCAAAAATCAACAAGATTGTGACACTTGTCTATCCCCAGTATACTTCTGGCAATCTTGTCCAGGACAAGAAGGCAAGGTTTAATCAGATTCTTGGTACATCTAAAAACTTTACATTCGAGCAACCATTTAGTCAGGTCATGGGCGGAACACCCGTCATTCGTCTTAGAATTGGTGATGTGATAAAGAGCAATTATTCAAGATTTAATATTGCACGCTTGTTTGGTGTTGGAAATCCTGAGGCCGGTGCGATAACAGAAAATACTGATCTTACAAAGATATGGGGAGGTGAAAATTCACTTTGGTCCTGGTCAATGTTACCAATATTTGCGCTGATTGCATCACCTGCAGAACTTTTAACAATTTCAAGTCTTCAAACGGGCTGGCCAGGTCTTGCAAAAGTTGGAATAGCAGATTTGTTAGATTCAACGCTTGTTAATGGATTTGTGAATCCCCTGCTCAACGTTATTACACCACAATCATGGAGCGACAAAGCTGAGTGGACACAGCGATGGTCAAGCTTTAATGGTCAAATCTTCTTAAAGCCTAGATTTGAACCCTACACATTCGTTGATGCTGCAGACAGCAGCAAGAAAAAGTCTGTGAGAATTCTTAGGCCGACCATGGTCAATGTTACAACAAAGTCGTCAAGTGTATCTAATAATCAAGTCAATGTCAATGTTGAAATCAAAGATAGCTTCTTTAATCTTGCAAAGTCATCGTTTGTAGTTGCAGGTGGTGACGAAAATCTTGAAAACTATAAGTGTGAAGTCGGTCTTGACCAGTGCCTGATTGATCCTGACACTTACTTTGGTGCCGTCCTCCAAGGTGCAATGGTATCAGCACAATTGTTGTCGAGCCCGACACCGGCTAATGCTGCTAACCGTTTCATTGTCGAAAGTGCAGGCCTCGGCATTACTACAGCCAATAATGCGCTTGCCAGTGCAGGTGTTTCAATCAACTTCTTAGATACACTTCAAGATCTCGCCGGAACATATGCAAGACAATTTACAAGTCCACTTAACAATCCGGTCACGCATGCAATTGAAGGATCGATGGGCAGGGGCTTGGCAGGTGTCGTGACGTCTCTCCAGTTCTCATGGCTTGATCAACAATCAACGTGGAACATCGACTGGAATGGAAGAGCACCCATGGCCTGTAAGATTACGATGAACTTTGAACCAATACACGACATCAGCCCAGGTCTCGATGCATACGGTGCAAATCGTGCGCCTGTCTATAATGTGGGATCAATGATCAAGATTGCAGGTGATCCGCACCAGGACCACGGCAGAAAGTCACGAGTCGCATATGGAAATAATGGTGACGAGCTTGCACTGAAAATTTATCAAAATGAAGAAGTTAAGAAAATCCGCTTAAAGAATTGACACATAGTGAGATCACATGCCTAGTCGTTACTCATTTAATCCCATCATTAATAATCGCTTCTATTCTTCATCAGATATGACTAGACTCATTTTTGATGCTGTTGATTCGGGAGCAATTCCTGCTGAAGTCTTGCAGATTGATGCAACATCACGGCTCGACATCATTGCCTTTGAAGCGTACGGTGATAGCACGCTCTGGTGGATTATCGCTGCTGCATCTGGAATCGGTTGGCCCACACAGCTTGCACCCGGGACATACATACGTGTTCCCAAAGACCTAAACGCCGTTTATGAGATAATGAGGGCATCGTAAGATGGCAAATCTACCGAAAGCTGCATCAACAAGAATCGGAGCAACCAAATCAGAACTTGCAGATGCAACTGAAGATCTAAAAAGATTCATCTCATTCAGGTCCCAGGGAGGTGAAATCGACGATGTATTGAAGAGCCTAGCTGGGACAACACCAGGTGACGTTAGTGCAGTGAGCCTTGCCCTTTCAGGCTTGCAGATGAATGAGTCTACGTTAAAAGAGATCGCACTTGGTCAAGAACCCCTACCGGCAGATCAAGTCAAAGATCGGGCAAAAGATCACAAAGATGTGCCCCAAGATACAGCAAACAGGACGGAGGACAACACAATCAGCGTTGTCACTGTTGCTGACATTGTTTCTGGATCTAATCTTCTAAATCTTTTAAATATTCAAAATATTAATGACTTCCACATGCTTGTGAATAACTCGGGAAGAGCACTAAACTTCAGTGATAGGTCATCTGAGTATGTTGCAATATTCTCAAATTTGGTCCCCACGATTGAGTTGTCAAAATGCGTTCCTTACTTCAACATTAGATTTATCCAAGAGACGCCTAATGACAGCCGCACTTCAATGCCATTTATGACATTGGACTCATTTTTAGGAGCGAAGCGTGCCCCAGCAGAAGGCTCAAAAGGTAACAGCATTAGAGACATTCCGTATTCACGCATCATCAATCCCGTCGTATCACCCGGTGGAATGCCAGATAGCACTGTCTCTGGGATGGAGTTGTTTCAAACACCCCAGACCGTGTCAACCGCAGGCATTGACACGATTGCAGCATATAAAGCGAACAGAGGCAACAAGGTTCTTGACCCACTACAACCCCTTGCTTCTATAGAGAACATCTCCCTAGACGTCATCGGGACGAGTCAGTATCTTATGGTGACACAAACCAAGGTTGATCTAGACATTACTCTCCACGACAAGTCAAGGTTACCCGAATTATCGCCTCTCGTTTCGCCCACAATATTTCCAACAGTAAAAGCCGAAATTGAATGGGGTTGGATACATCCAGATCAATCAAAGTTTTCAACAAACCCATACGCAAAATTTATCAATGCATCGAGAGGAAAGCAGCTTTATCAAGTCGTTAATTCGTCGATGTCAAATAAGAATTCAAATGAAATCCAGATCAAGTTACAGCTTGTAAGTCTAGGTGATACTGCAGCAAAGGCCGTGTCGATATACACGGGTTTGTATGTTCCCTATGAGATGGTTCGTGCAAAGATGCAATCAGTCTTTAGGGTCATGACAATGCCGGGAACAAAACTTCCGGATGGGACAACATCGCCTACGCAACATGTAATCGGTTATGAGACACCTGTCTCACTATCGAATTGGGAGTCAGGAGACAAGTTTGTCAAATATGAGGACTATCAAGCGATAAGCAGTCTTCTTGACGGTAAGACACCCAATGAAATTGATGTTAAAGCGCTCATTAAAAAGTATCAAGATGTTATCAGTGGCATCTTGCAAGGCGCAGAAGCAAAATCACTTGCTGAAGCGCTGCAGCGTGGTAAGACTTCTGAGTTGCAAGGACAAAAATTTGAGACTTCACCTCACATTACAAAGACATGGGGTGAAGTGTTATTAGGAAATAATGCAAATGCAATCGGAAAACTTCTTGATAATATTAAAGAAATTGTAATTACAGATGCAGGTGCTGCACAGCCAGGTTCGATTAACTTATTGACGCTTGGTGATGCGATATACTTTCTTTACACACAACCCTTAATTGTTTCTGGACTATTTGATGAGGTTCGTGTCGTTTTCTTTGACTTCAATGATCACGCAGGATTATACGGGAGTCTTAATATCGCGTCGTACGTCTTACGTGCAGATGAGGTAATTAAAGATGTTGTCAAGCCCAAGATGACAACACAAGCGGCATTAACAGGCCTCTTGAGAATTGCCGGGAATCCAATGGCTGCGCAGTATGGTGTCAAGGCTGCGTATAACCAAAAGAAGTCAAGAGAAGACGAAGCCCGTATAGATGACGGAGTAGGAGGCAGTGCGATCACAGATTCTGAATCTGAAGAGATTATGGCAGAATTTGAAAGAAATCTCGCAGAAGTCTATGCAATTAAGAAAGGTTTGCATAATGTCTCTTATGAACCAAAATTTGTTCCACCTCGCCTTCGGATTCATCCTGAAGTTGTTACAATTCCTGACGGAGACAAGCAGAAAAACATTTTGTTGACATTCATATATGATGAAGCCAATACTGGGAAAAGGAGCGCAAATCTCGCACTTGCTGCCGTGCAAACACCATCAGCAACACTGCGTCTATTCAATCAGGCAAGCGATTCAAAAGACGTGATTGACGTTAAAAGAGCGTCAGATAGCAAGGGAAAAACAACGTTCACAGTTCAAATGGACAGACTCAAGGCAAAGTCCGTGCTCCAGACCGCTTATCCAACAATCAAGATAGGAACCGAAGGATCAACAGTCATCAGTGCTACATACTCCGCGGGAGGAAATAAGATGCTGACAGACATCAATCTTATAAAAGGATTGAAGAATTCTGGCGGTGCATCGAGAGCAGACACGTCAGCAGGAATTGATGCAGACATCTTTGTGGTTCCGACGTCTTTAAGCATCACAATGATCGGAATGCCGCTTATCAATAGAGGCCAGAATTACTACATTGATTTTGGAACTGGGACAACAATTGATAATGTTTACACTGTCATGGGTGTCAAGCACAACATCAAAGGCGGGCAATTTACCTCAACAATAACGTTCGCTCTTACAATGCAGGGCACAATCAGGTCGGTCACATCTAGTATGCAGACTGAGCTTGCGCAGATCGAGAAATATTACGAGACAATCAAGGTTAATCCGGCAGATCATGCCTTAGCCGGAGATAATATGGAATCATCTGTAACGCTTTCTTAGTAATGTAAAATCCTAACTGCATTTATAAGATTGCCATGTGTCTATTTACCTTAATAAGGAATCTACAGGTCTCGCAAGGAATATTCTGCTTGACGATTCTGTAAGCGTCACAGATGATCCTTGTCCAAATGATGCGTGGCATCTTGGCACCGCAGCCTACAAATCAATTGCAAGAATTGCATGGGCATCACATCGGCCGCTGACGATTTTACCAGATGACCCAAGAGTTGTGTGGTGGACACAGTGGATGTCTACACCAAGAATAGACAAGATACTGTCTAAAGCTGACGTCACAAGTCACACCAGAAAGCTTGTCAAAGAATGCAAAGACATACTCGACACTGACGAGTATTATCTTGTCAAATATCAGGATCAAAATCGACTTCTTGATATGCTTTGCGCGACATCAATTGACATTAACGCAGCACGTGAATCTGATGTTGACATTTCTATGTTTGCATGTGATAGTTCAGGTGCCTGTTTAAGGCCTGAATATGATAATTTTAGCTCCTCAACCGGGAGAATGTCAATCAAATCAGGCCCCAAGTTGCTGACCATGGCCAGGGAAAATCGTCGTTTCTTCAAGTCTATACACGGAAATGATGGATCAATCATGAGCATTGACTTCAAGTCTCTTGAACCGCGTGTCATTATGACATTAATGGGAGAGAAATCGCTAGATCCAGACATCTATGACACAGTCATGAGAAAGGCCGAGATCAAGATTGACAGGGAAATTATCAAGACTATGGTTCTTGCTGTTCTTTACGGGATGTCAAGAAAGAATTTCATCTTAAAATTTATTTCACATGATGACGCAGACATTGCATATGAAAAGTTACAGCGTACGTTAGGTGTCAAAGAGATTCTTTCACAAATTAAGCAAGAGATGACCGATGGCACATTTAGAAATCACTATGGACGACCTCTCAAGACCGATAATGAGTCTGTTCTTGTTAATCACTACACACAGTCGACCGCAGTTGACGTTGCATGTGAGGGTTTTCTCTCTTTTCTTGACGATAATCCCGGTCTTGTGACTCCACTTTTTGTCCTACATGATGAACTTGTAATTGATGTCCACAACGATAATATTGAATTGCTTAAGCAGAAGACAAAAGACGGAATCTACATCAGGTCATTAGACTCACAATTCTACACAACAACTAAGGTGTTCAATGGAAGAAAAGATTATTAGCAATTTTGAGACATTTCAAAAGATTCTTTCAAAGACTGGCAATAGAGCACACGCGCTCGGCGAGTTTATCTCACGGCACGGTGAGAGGATTGCCGTGTGCCCATCTCACAATCTTGTCAAGCGCACAACTTCGTCTCCGGGTGGTCTCGTCGAACACGCACTCAACACGTTCAAGATTGCCAGAAAACTCGTCGAGGCATCAGGCGTCAATGTCAATGTCGAGAGTCTCGCAGTCGTATGTCTCCTTCATGAAGTTGGCAAAATTGGAGATGACGAAAAAGATTATTACATCGCACAGGATTCTTCATGGCACAGAGAGCGAGGTCAAGTCTATACGTACAATCCAGAACTCCCGAAGATGACACACGCGCATCGGACTCTTTATCTTCTCCAGTCAAATGGAGTTTCGTTGACAATGGATGAATGGATTGCAATTCTCACACAGCAGGGAACGGCTTCGGAAGAAAATCGATTCTATGCCGGGTGTGAAAATAATCTTGCAGTGATCCTCCAGACGGCATCTAGAATGGCAGTTATGAAGGAAGAAGATATTTAGTATATCATGTCAAGAGCTGAAGGTAGATCTCAACAATACTCATCAAGAGGAATTGGCATTCCCGTCGCCGGTGCAATTGGGGGCGGTGATGACTTTCAGCAGAGAATTGGTACACCCTATGTCCCTAAACCGTTTAGGAGCATGGGAGGTTTTGAGGGCTCAGCAGATTCAACATTCTCATACAAGCTTGGACGTCATCAAGTAGATGATAGAGAAGACGCAGGTGAGACATTTAATTTTGACTCAATCGCATCAGATAAGATTGCAGGCCCTAGAAGGCTTTCCAAGAATGTGAAATTAAAAAATCTTGGAAGGCCCAATTTAATAGATTTTGAACCTTATGGCGCAAAGGCTGTTGCAACTGCGTTAGTCCAATACGAAACGCTTCTACGTGAATTTGTCGATGACCTTTTGGGTTATGACGTATCTACCGATGAAGACGAACTGGACGAATTTAGCGGAGCAGGTGCAATCGCGGGTTACACACTCCCGCTTGGAGCAGGCCCAGAAAGAAAGAAAGATTTTTATAAGAAATTGGCAAAGCCTTACGGCGGCGCCTATGTCAAGGATCCGCTTAAAATTAAGCCTAAACCTTGAACACCCCCTCGCTTGGGTTTATTATAACCCAGTGAGCTTACCTCACCAACTAAATAAGCTACACAACGTAGATTACTAATTGGAAATTGTAAGTTACACATTAACCATTAACTACTACTAGGAAAAATCAACATGGCAATCAACTTTGATGCAATTCGCAAGAAGCTCGACAATCTCTCCGGCAACAATAAGAAGAGCTCAGCCTCTTGGAAACCCAAGGAGGGCGAGGAGTACACTGTGCGTCTCCTCAGCTTCCCCAATAATGACGGCCAGCCTTTCAAGGAGCTCTGGTTCTACTACAATATCGGTAACAACCCAGGCCTCCTGGCACCATACCAGTACGGCAAGGCAGATCCAATCCAGGATCTAATCAATAAGCTTCGTGACGAGGGGACCAAGGAGTCCTATGAGCTCGCTAAGAAGCTCTACCCGAAGATGCGTTGCTACGCTCCTGTCATCGTCCGCGGCGAAGAGGACAAGGGAGTCCAGCTTTGGGCATTCGGTAAGCAGGTCTACCAGTCGCTTCTAGCAATCATGGTTGATGAGGACTACGGTGACATCACTGATCCTGAGAGCGGCCGCGATGTAAAAGTCCGTTGCTTCAAGCCCAATGGCAAGAAGTACACCGAGACTGAGGTTATGCCTCGTGGTAAGGCATCTCCTCTTAACACCAACCAGGCAACTGCAAAGACCTGGCTCAGCAACATCCCAGACGTCTCCAAACTCTACGAGCTCAAGACCCCTGATGAGCTTAGCAAGATTGTCAACGACTGGATCAATGGTGGCATGCAGGACGGGGACGGAACAACTCGCGGTGGCACTGCGCAGATGACCAATACAACCGATGATGAGGATGATGCTCCTCCAACAAAGACTGCAACCAAGGCAACGACTAATAAGTCTTATAAGTCTATTGACGATGCTTTCTCTGACTTGATGGACGACTAGTAAATTTCGGGGGCAGGTGTAATTTGTCACCTGCCCCTGTATTGTTTCTATCAAAGGAGAAAAAATGGCAAGAGTAGCAAAAGAAAAAAGAGCTGATGAATCTACTGGAGATTTTACCGCTGAGCTAATCTCTTCTCTAAATAAGGAGAATGGATCTAGAATCGCATACAATCTTGCTGAAGATGAATCACCTACACATGTCAAGCGATGGATCTCTACAGGATCAACGCTTCTAGATTACATTGTAGCAAATCGTCGCAATGGAGGCCTACCTGAAGGTCGAATTGTGGAGATCTTTGGCCCACCATCAATCGGTAAGAGTCATATTGCAACCCAGATCGCACGCTCAACCCAGCAAATGGGCGGTATCGTAGTCTACATTGACACTGAGAATGCAACTTCTGTAGAGAACTTGCAGGCATTGGGCGTTGATGTCACTAAGCGATTTGTCTATGTTGACACACACTGCACTGAGGAAGTCTTTGATGTCGCAGAGAAGACTATTGTCAAGGCAAAAGCAATGCAGAAAAATGTCCCGATCACGATCATCTGGGATTCTGTTGCAGCATCATCACCAAAGGCAGAGCTGTTAGGCGACTATGACAAGGAGACAATCGGTCTTCAAGCGCGCGCTATCTCCAAGGGCATGCGCAAGATCACAGGTGTCATCGGTGATCAGTCAGTCTTGATGATCTGCCTTAACCAGATTCGCACCAAGATTGGTGTTCTACACGGTGATCCCATGACTGTCCCAGGTGGCATGGCAATTCCTTTCCATGCATCGACACGAATTAAATTGGGAGCAGGCCAACAGATCCAGAATAAGAACGGTGACATTATCGGAATCAACGTCTCAGCGAAGACTGTCAAGAATAAGGTTGCTCCGCCCTTTAGGACAGCGCATTTCCAAATTCATTTTGGTAAGGGCATCGTTGAGCACGAAGAAGTCTTTGACGTCCTGCGTGACGCAGGTGAGAGGACAATTGGAAATAAGATCATCTGCGTTTCTGGTGATGGCGCTTGGAAGGTTTTCTCTGTCACAGACATCGACAAGGGTGCTGTAATTATCGAGAAGAAATTCCACAAGGCAGAATTCGGAGAACTACTCAGGAATCCTGACTACAAGGAATATCTTGACGACTTGATCGAGGCTGTTATGGTTAGAGCCAAGGATGATCCTGCAAATCAGGTTTCAGAAGAAGAGGAGTCTGAGTGATGCTTGGCGAAGGAGCTGTGCTTTTAATTGACGGGTTAAATCTGTTCCTTCGACATTTTTCTGCAAATCCTGCTATGGGATCAAATGGCAATCACGTGGGTGGAATCGTCGGTTTCCTCTACGACATGAACTCAATTGTGCAGCGTTTCAAGCCACACAAAGTCTATGTCGTTTGGGAAGGCGGCGGTTCTGCCCGCCGCAGAGCGATCTTTCCAGCTTACAAGGCTCATCGGAGACCTGAACGTCTTAATCGGATCTATGCAGATGAGATCAAAACAACAGTCTCTGATCATGATAGTCAGATTAAAGACATTGTTGCACTTTTAAAGATGCTTCCTGTCAACCAGATCTACGTGCCTGACATTGAGGCAGACGACGTGATTGCATATGTCAGTAGATATGAGCATGCGAATGATCTGAAGGTGATCTTATCGTCCGACAAAGACTACTATCAACTCGTCTCTGACAAGACAGTGATCTACTCGCCCACATCGAAAAAGATCATTCAAGTTCAGGATGTCATTGATCGTTTTGGGATCCATCCAAACAATTTCGCTTTGGCAAAATCAGTGTGCGGAGATACCTCAGATAACATCCCAGGAATTTCGGGTGTTAAGTTTAAAACCCTATCGAAACGATTTTCGAATTTAATAGACGAAAACCCAGTTATGTTAGACGATTTTTTAATGTCGGCTCGACAAGCTGCTTCGAATTCTAAGATTAAGGCACACGCCGAGATTTCAAGTAATGAAGACTTGATCAAGCGAAACTGGCAGCTTGTGCATCTTGATACAGCAATTCTATCAGGAACGCAGGCAAAAAGGATACAAGATCTTTGCGCAGGTTGTAAGACGAATCGAGACAAGATAGGATTTATACGACAGCTACTAAAGCTAGGCATTCAAACTTTTAACGTAGACATGATTTTCTACACATTCAGTCACATCGGAGCATAAAGTGTCGCAAGGCACAGCACACTTCAGCCAGTATGGCAAGTCTTTTCAAGAAAAGATTTTTCAAGGGCTCTTGACAGATAGGTCATGGGCAACACAGATGACAGAGATCATGACACCAGAATACTTCGACCTGAAGTATCTCCAGTATCTTGCTAAGTCATATTTTGGTTACCACCAGAAGTATAAGGATTTTCCAACACTTAATCTTCTTGTGACCATCATTCGAGATGATCTCAAAGAAGGTAAGGATACAATTCTTCGTGACCAGATCGTTGAATTCCTACAGCGAATTCGTGTCAATCCTGACATGGGCGATCTACAGTTTGTTAAGGATAAGTCTCTTGACTTCTGTAAGAAGCAAGCAATGCGTGAGGCACTTGAAAAAGCTGTCGAGCTGATTGCAACTGACAACATTGACTCTGTTGTTGACCTCATGAAGAATGCGCTTGCTGCAGGAACGCCTGCAGCAATTGGACATGACTTCTTTGAAGACACAGAAGCTCGATTTATTCGAACCCGACGCCTAACATGCCCAACCGGTTTGCCTCAAATTGACGCACAGGACGTGCTTAACGGAGGTTTAGGCCGTGGAGAACTCGGTGTAGTCATCGCTCCAACCGGTGTTGGTAAATCACACTTTCTGGTCCAAATGGGTGCGGAGGCATTGCGTGCCGGTAAAAATGTCGTTCACTATACCTTTGAGCTATCTGAAACAGCCGTTGGTCTACGTTATGACTCTAATCTCTGTGAAATCCCAAGCAGCGACGTCATCGACAGAAAAGAAGAAGTCATCGAGTTTTACAAGAACAATTCGCTAGGACGACTAATCATTAAGGAGTATCCAACGGGAACTCCGTCTGTTCAGACACTTCGAAATCACATTGAGAAACTTCTACTCAAGTCTTTCGTTCCAAGCGTCATTGTCATCGATTACGCAGACATTATGAAGTCGTCGCGCAAATTTGATTCACTTCGTCACGAACTAAAACTAGTCTACGAAGAACTTCGAAACATGGCGATGGATCTCAATGTTCC